AGTCAGTACCGGTACCGTGTACACTCGCCGTCACCGAGAAGATGACGAAGAAGAAGTCAAGAGCGATCAACCCAAGAAAAAAGGCCGTCCAAAAGGTCCTGCCAAAGGTCCTGAGCGTGTGACAGCCAAAAGCTACAAATACAAACAAGGTCGCCCAGTTAAAGAAATGGAAATTCCTATTACCAGTCAAGGCGAATACGACCAAGAAGGCGACGAAGTCAAAGGCGACATGCACACCGTGATCCGTCATGCCCAAGAACTAGAAAAGCACTTGAGAGACAGTGAAAATCTACCAACCTGGATCATTGAAAAAGTGGGCCAGATCAAGGGCATGATGACCAGTATCTCGGATTATATGTTGTCACAACACGAACGTGGCGCCGAACACGAAACCGGCCAAGAAGGAATCCGTATTGCCGAAAAAGCAGTCAGTGTCAAGCAACGTAGGGCTGCTGGCATAGCACATGCCGCACAAAAAGGCGAGATACCTAAAAAAGAATTGCGCGGAGCATCAAAAGCCATGGCCCAGATGCCAGCCGGAGAACTACACAAGTTTGCAAGCACCAAAGAAAAAGGCCTTCCAACAAAAGTCAAAGAAAACGGCAAACCAGACTTTTTAGATCTAGACAACGATGGCAACAAGACTGAGCCAATGAAACAGGCAGCCAAACAGGTCAAGGGCAAGAAAAAAGAAGTTGACGAAACCACTACCTCGGGCAGTGTGGCCACGGCTACAGCAGCTCCCAAAGCCAGCAAGGGTATGGCATTTGGCAAGGGTGTGTACGAAGGTGCCATCGCTGAAAGTTACGAAAACAAGTTGAGCAACATGCTGGCAGAAGGCATGAACGTCAGCGTAAACATGGGACAAGACGAAAGTGGACAGATGCGTAACAACATCACAGTCAGTGCTGACGGTGAGGAAGCTGACAAGTTGGCCCAGTTGTTAAAACTGGCCGGCATGCATCATGAACCTGAAGCGGCCTGTGCAACTTGCGGAAGTGCACCATGCGGCTGTGCCGAGCAGGTAGACGAGAATCAACCCGATTGGCCAACCAACACCGAGACCATGGACGGACATGATCCACACATGCGAAATCACTCAGGTGGCCTAAACGGTGCCAAGAGCAGTGGTCAGACCACTATACCAGTTCTTAACCGCAACAGACAGCGTCAGACCAGCATGGATGAAAATGTCGAACTTGAGCGCACTCTTTTTAAAACATGGAAGAATTACAAAGGCCAATGAAAAATCTACGAGACTATCTTGCTGAATCAGAATCTTGGATGCTGACACCAGCAGCTGGTGACGACTTTGGAATAGAATTGGCTGATGGCAGTCTAGTAGAATCCTATGTGTTAGAATCAGAATCGGGTGATGTATTGTTGGCAGCCACGACAGAAATTGTCACAATGCTAGAATCGCGTGGCATGTTGAGCGATCATGAAACCGATGAAGAAATCGTTCTTGAAACCATGGGCTACGGTACCTTGGTTGGTGAAGAGGAAGACGAAATGGACGAGGCCAAATATCACGGCCGCGAAGTACCGCTTGGCAAGCCCATGAAGGGCGATGTAAAAAAATCAAAAGTGTATGTGAGAGATCCCTCAACCGGCAACATCAAAAAAGTAAACTTTGGTGATCCCAACATGCGAATCAAAAAAAGCAGTCCTGCACATAGAAAAAGTTTTAGAGCAAGACACCATTGCGAGAACCCCGGATCACGACTAAAAGCCCGTTATTGGTCGTGTCGTGCATGGTAATTAAAAGGAAAACAAAATGAGTCAAGCAAATGTCTACACTTCGGTCGCAAATGCTGTCTGGTACACAGACAAATGTGAAATAGTGACCGAAACAGCGGTCAGTTACAATGTATATGTGGTACAAGCCGGCAACAAGCGTGTGGGATTAACTGGTTCTGTGACCAATGGAAGCAATGTCATGTTGACCGGTCAAGCTGCAGCCGGCATGGTCAATGCTACCTTTGTTACCGGAACCGGTGTGGCCAATACCACTACCGTGGTCAGTGTGGTCAACGGACAAAGTCTTACCATGAGTGCCAACGCTACCAGCGACAGCACAGGCCCATACACGCTGACCATGGGAGCTCCTGGCAACTTGTATAGTTCAGCTGTACAGGTGGCAGCCAACAGCAAACAGACAGTGTATGTGGGTTCCGGCAACTATCTCACTATCACTGGTTCGGGATTTACTGCCAGAGAAACAGGTACAGCAACATCAGCTACCGCAGGACACTGATCATGCGAGCCCGCGAGTTTATAATCGAAGAAAAAGAAGGCAAGTTGAATCCTGATCATTCATCAGTGATGCCAACTGCACGCAGAATTCGTGATCGAGGCGGATATGATCGTACCAATCATATGAATCGCATGATGATGGCATTGGCCATGCACGACGGCAAAACAAAAAATGCCATACCAAAAGAACAAATGGATCCCAACAGCTGGGTAGAAAAATATAACACAGCACATCCTTATACCAAAGAAGAAGACAACATGATAGTCGGCGCCATGAAAACGCTGGGTTCAGATCATCATCATGTGATATCAGACCATCGCAGTATTGAACCAACAGATGTACACAAAATCAGCCCAGTCAAAGGATTTGGCGGTTATTGATCCATGAATATCACACAATCAACCAAGGAGTATCACATGAAAAAGTTTTTATTTACAGCCGTATTGGCATTGATGTCCATCTCGGCACAGGCACAAATCGCCACACAATGTCCACAGTTTACCGTGAACGGTACCCCCAAATATCAAGCACATCCGGGTGATCAGGAATTGTGCAAGACCAACTATGCTGTGATACATCGTTGTGATGTCAAAGCACCGGTTGCAGTATTTGAACACCTTACACCGGCAGTCATTACCGGCCCAGCCAAACGCAAAGACAATTTCAGACCCGATCCAGCTGTGACAGCCACGTGCCAAGCACAATTGGCCGACTATGCCACTGCCGGCAATATCTACGATCGAGGACACATGGCACCAGCTGGCAACAACACTGTAAATGACGCTGTCATGAGTGAAAGTTTTTTCTTGTCAAACATGGTTCCGCAAGTGGCCAACAACAATCGTGGTATCTGGAAACAGCTGGAAACCTGGGAACGTGATTGGGCACTCAAAGGTGGTGACTTCTACATCATATCGGGTGGCATCTACAATCCGGGTCACAAGGTCATTGGCAACGGTGTGGGTGTTCCTGATGCCTTGTACAAGATCATCGTTGATAAAAAATCTGGTCAGGTAATGGCCTACATGATGCCCAACACAGCACTGCCTGTGGCCGACTTGCCAAAATACCAGACTACCATGACTGCGATCGAGCAGGCCACTGGCATGCAATTTAATTTGGGCAAGTGATTGGCATCAACATAATTACTGTATGCGAAACATCAACTACAGTGATTTAACACCATGGCCGACGAAGCCAATCTAGTCAAGGCGCCACATCGGCGCCAGACCTACACCGAAATCCAGCTGTCAGAATTTGTGGCCTGTATGGATCCAGTCACAGGTCCGCACTACTTCATGGATAATTTTTTCCATATCCAGCATCCAACCAAGGGCAAGATGCTGTATCGGGCGTTCGACTATCAAAAACGCCTGATTGACACCTATCACAACTACAGATACAGCATCAGCATGATGCCTAGACAGACTGGTAAAAGTACCAGTGCTGCCGGTTATTTGCTATGGATGGCCATGTTTCGCCCAGACAGCACCATCTTGATTGCTGCACACAAGTACACTGGTAGCCAAGAGATCATGCAGAGAATACGTTATGCCTATGAGCTGTGTCCGGATCATATCCGTGCCGGTGTGACCAGCTACAACAAGGGCAACCTGGACTTTGAAAACGGGTCAAGGATAGTATCGACCACTACAACAGAAAATACCGGTCGTGGTATGAGTATCACACTCCTGTACTGTGACGAGTTTGCATTCGTGCGTCCCACCATAGCACGCGAGTTCTGGACTTCGATCAGCCCTACCTTGGCCACTGGTGGTAAAGCCATCATTACCAGCACCCCCAACTCAGACGAAGATCAATTTGCCTTGATCTGGAAAGGAGCCAATCGATGTGAAGACAGCTACGGCAATCCTACCGAGATCGGCATCAATGGATTTAGAGCTTATAGAAGCTACTGGAACGAACATCCAGATAGAGATGAACGTTGGGCCTCAGAACAGCGAGCCCAGCTGGGAGACGATCGTTTCCGGCGCGAAATGGGTTGCGAATTCTTGATCTACGAAGAGACCTTGATAGCACCAGCCAAACTGGTAGACATGACCGGAATTGATCCGGTCGCGACCATAGGACAAGTGCGATGGTATCAGACACCCAAACCGGGACGTATCTACACTGTGAGTCTGGATCCCAGTCTGGGCACCGGTGGCGACAATGCGGCCATACAGATATTTGAAGCCAATACCACCGAGCAGATAGGCGAGTGGAAACACAACCGGACAGCCATACCTGAACAGATACAACTGCTGGCATCGATCTGCGCCCATATCAACGAAACAGTAAAAAATCCTGAAAACATCTACTACAGCGTGGAAAACAACAGCATAGGTGAAGCAGCCTTGGTCAGCTTGCAACAGTACGGTGAAGAAAACATCAAGGGCTATTTTTTAAGCGAAAGCGGAGCTGCTGGCCGCACGTATAGAAAAGGGTTCAATACCACACACAAGAGCAAGATAGCTGCCTGCTCCAAACTCAAGACCTTGATCGAAACCGGCAAGATGAAGATACGCAGCAGGCCTTTGATCAGCGAACTCAAAACCTTTGTGGCAGCCAAGATGAGCTATGCGGCCAAAATTGGTGAAAGCGACGACTTGGTCATGGCCACCTTGCTGGCTGTACGAATGATGCAACAGCTACAAAACTATCATCCTGAAATGGACCGTCAGTTGAGAGATTTCAGCGACAACCTGATTCCACCAATGCCATTTGTGGCCACATTACGATAAATAATAAATCATGGCAAAAGAAACTATTGGAAAAAAACTCTACGATTTGCTGGCCACCCGGGACTATGACAACTTCCAGGCCCTGGACAGCGCCACTGGCAAGGTACCCGTAGATCCCAAAACAGGTGCACAGAATGTGGGCGAAGCCAACATGTTTGTGTTTGACTGGAGCTCCAGTCGCGGCAAAAACTACGGTACTGCTGTGATCTTGTTGACCGACGATCATGATCTTGAACTGTACTTTGGCGACAACCTAGGCAAGACCATGGAAGATCGCGAAGACAAAAACGAGTGGTTTGCATTCATGGAGCAGCTGAGACATTTTGCCACACGTACCAATTTCAACGGATTCAGACCGCTCAACATCAATCAACTGAGACACAGCCTGCAAGGGCAAGCTGCCATCCGGGAAGGACTTTTTGAAAGCTGGCAAGGTCGCAAGAACATGAGCTGGAACGGTGTGGCCACCGAAGCCAGACTCATGATACGTCACAAAAGAGACCTTGGACCCGACGAAGCCAGACACAGATATGTGGAGAGCCTGTTCATTGAAACAGCAGAAGGTGAACGTTACAAATTGCCATTTGTGAATCTAGGCGGTGGCAAGGCCATGCTGGAACATGTGCGCCAGGGTGGCAGACCCTACGATACAAGAGGTCAACACATAGCCAACATGATCCAAGAGATCAATATTTTGAGCAGATTTGAACGCAGCGTGGCCGGCGATGCCTTGATGGAAGGCGATACTGCGCAACTGGTGACCGAAGCTCACGGGTACAAACACAGTCTCAAAACCAATCTCAAACGTCTGGCTACCGGACGCGGATACGCAGACTATTTTGAATCATGGAATCCGGCCAGCATCACTGAGCAAGATGTGGTAGTGGAAAGTCTCAAGCAACTGTTTGTAAAACAGACTCTGGACACCAGGATTGAACAAGCACTGCCGTTACTGGCAAAGATACAACAACAAGGACAAGCTATGAAAGAAGCCACGATATTTGAAGCCTGGGCCAACCGCCTGGTAGAAGGAACCTGGAGCCTGCCGGACACTCCAGAAAAACAGCAACAGCTGATAGATTTTATGAGCCAGGAACAACCGGTTGGTGCCGATGCTACAGATGCCACTGAGCAACTGTATGACATCCTGGGCGATGATCAGTTGTTTGATCGACTGAGTGAGTTGGCCGATCAGCACCCTGACAGCGATTGCCGCCAGTTGGTTCTGGACCGCATGCAGGAACTCAGCGATGATCCAGATGTGCGAGAGGCCTTGGAAAAACTCAATGTCAACACAGATGCTACCATGCACCCAGCGGCGGCTACTCCAGCCGATCTAGGCGGTGATAGCGATGGCGGCGACATCGATGAAAGCATGAGTGACCACCAGCATCATGTGTGGACTGTGCATTTTGCCGACGGAACCCAGCGTCGTGTACCAGTAGGCAGCGATGAATTTGATTACGAAATCAAACGTATCCAGGATCATTTTGCCAAACAGGGACTTGAAGTGGTTGACGTGGACACAGATACTGCCATACACGGTGAACCACCCGCTGAACCAGAAGATTATGAAAAGACCGAAGGTGTCGCAGAAGGTCATGCAGACCAACAACGCAAAGTGTTTAAGAAGAATGGCAAGCCAGTAGGCGAAGTCGGTATTGACCGTGAATCGAGCCCAGGTGTTGGTCAGTATTACATGAAGCATTATGCTAGTGGTAAAGATTTGTCTGGGTATGATTCATACGAAGAAGCAGTAGCAGAACTAAAACATTGTCTAAAACAAGGTGTGGCGGAAGGCTCAACTACACGAGGTGGGTTTGGTGGTTCAGCCAGTCAAGCACATCACGAAATTGAATGGCTTAAGAATAAGATTGAAACACTGAAACCGTTGTTGACCAAGAAACCCGGTGTTGCTCGTCAAATACGAGATTTGGAAAGACAGATCCGTGAGAGAGAACTGGCTATGGCATATCACGATCAAGGTGTGGCGGAAGATGCAATCCAATCTTTACGCAGAGCCGCTGGCTTGAATGAAAATGTGTTACGTGATAGCACCGGCAGCACACTGGATCATATTGCTGATAAATTCAAACGTGACATCCGAGATTTTGAAGCCACAGGCAATCTCAGTGATGATTTGTTTGACGCACTATACGATTATTACCAAGATGACATGCCATACGGTGTACAAAAAGCTCGCTCGGGCGATCCGCACGATTGGATCGCAGATCGAATCACTCAAGACTTAGGGTTACAACCAACCGATCTTGATCCGTTTGAAAAATTCAAATTGCGTAATAACGCAGCTCGTGACCAAGCAGGCATGCCACCCAATCCAGATTTCCAAGAAGAACGTGATCCACATTCGGTAGATGGCGGCATGGCCAATGCGTTGTTGGCTGACGATGCCGTCTGCAACATGAGCGATCATGGTCATCATTGCCCGGTACACGGAATTGAAGAATGTTGGGGTGCTGAATCCATGCCCGGTATGGAAGAAGGCGCAGTTGGAGCTGTAGCAGGTGCAGTACTAGCTCCTGAACTGGGACCACTGGCCAGCCGTGTTGGTAGCATGGCACAAGATGCCATGACCGATTCAGATGACGACCTTGACGAAGAAGGATTTGGTCTCAACCCAACTCCGGCAGCCATGGAAGAAGAACGCAGTCCGTTGGCTGGCATATATGGACATTCGGGCAAGATGAAGGAAGTGGGCCGTGACGTCGGCTTTTTGGACAGACTGAAAGAGCTGGCCGGCATGCGACAGGCATAAATATCATTGTGACAGGCTGAAGCGCATGCTATAATACAACATGCGCTCAAAACTGATCTACCAAACTAACTCAAGCAACTTAACCAAAGATGTAGCAAACACTGACAGCAGAGTGTATAATCAGCTGTAAGGCAACATTTAAGGCAATCTTAAATCAACATTTTAAATCAACTTAGAAAGGCAACACAAAATGGCGTCACTTAGCGAAATTAGAGCGAGACTAGCAGCATCAGAAAACAAACAGGGTACAGGTGGTAGCAGTGGTGGAGATGGAGCAATTTATCCACACTGGAATATGTCAGAAGGTGAAAGCGCCACCTTGCGATTCTTACCCGACGCAAATACCAAAAACACATTCTTTTGGGCCGAACGACAATTACTTCGTTTGCCATTCAACGGCATCAAAGGAGACATGGATTCAAAACAGGTGTATGTACAAGTGCCATGCGTAGAGATGTGGGGTGATCCATGTCCTGTGCTGGCTGAAGTGCGTACCTGGTTCAAAGACAAGAGCCTGGAAGAAATGGGTCGCAAGTACTGGAAGAAACGCAGTTACATTTTCCAAGGATTTGTGCGAAAGAATCCCATTGCTGACGACAAGACTCCGGCCAACCCCATCCGCAGATTTATCATAGGTCCACAGATCTTTACCCTGATCAAGGGTGCCTTGATGGATCCCGAACTGGAAGAGTTGCCCACTGACATCATGCGTGGTCTAGACTTTACCATCGCCAAGACCAGCAAGGGTGGATATGCTGACTACAACACTTCAAAGTGGAGTCGTAAAGAATCAGCCTTGACTGAAGAAGAACAAACAGCTATCGCCGAACATGGCCTGTTTGATCTCAGCACATTCATGCCCAAGCGTCCAACTGACGTGGAGCTCAAGATCATCAAAGAAATGTTCGAAGCCAGTGTAGACGGACAGAGCTATGATACTGAACGTTGGGGTGCCTACTACAGACCAGCCGGTGTAACGGCTCCTGCTGGCACCGGCTCAACTCCAGCCATGGTCGATCTAGACGAAGATGCGCCAGCAGTCAAGTCAGTAGCGGCTCCAACTGTCAATGACTTTGATGACGAACCTGTTGCAACCGCAGCGCCAGTACAAGCCAAACCGGCCGCAGGCAACACACAGGACATCTTGGCCATGATCCGCGCACGTCAAAAGCAGTAATCAACTATCAGTAACAAACACACCCAGGGACTGTCCCTGGGTCTGACACAAGGAGCATAAACATGGCCAATAAACCATTTGACATATCAAAATTCCGCAAGGACATTACCAAGAGTATTGACGGACTCAGTATTGGATTTAACGATCCTACTGATTGGATTTCAACCGGCAACTTTGCCTTGAACTATCTTATTTCAGGAGATTTCAACAAGGGTATTCCGTTGGGCAAGGTCACGGTATTTGCTGGCGAATCCGGAGCAGGTAAAAGTTACATCTGCTCTGGTAACATTGTAAAAAACGCACAACAACAAGGCATTTTTGTGATCTTGATTGACACAGAAAATGCGCTGGATGAAAAGTGGTTGCATGATCTAGGTGTAAGCACAGATGAAAGCAAGTTGCTCAAACTCAACATGGCCATGATCGATGATGTGGCCAAAACAATCAGCACATTCATGATCGATTACAAGGCCTTGCCCGATGGCGAGCGTCCCAAGGTGCTGTTTGTGATTGACAGCTTGGGCATGTTGCTTACTCCCACTGATGTCAATCAGTTTGAAGCAGGTGACATGAAAGGTGACATGGGTCGTAAACCCAAGGCACTGACAGCATTGGTGCGTAACTCGGTCAACATGTTTGGCAGTTTCAACGTGGGCCTGGTTGCAACCAATCATACCTATGCCAGCCAAGACATGTTTGATCCAGATGACAAGATTTCAGGCGGACAAGGATTTATCTACGCCTCCAGTATCGTGGTAGCCATGAAGAAGATGAAGCTGAAAGAAGACGAGGATGGCAACAAGATCAGCGAAGTCATGGGTATCCGTGCTGGTTGCAAGGTCATGAAAACTCGCTATGCCAAGCCATTTGAAGGCATGCAGGTCAAGATTCCTTACGAAACAGGTATGAATCCCTACTCGGGACTGACCGATTTGGCTGAGAAAAAAGGACTGTTGAAAAAAGACGGGAATAGACTAATGTTTGTGACCAGTGATGGTGAAATTATCAAACAGTTCCGCAAGGCCTGGGAATCAAACGAAGACGGATGCTTGGACCGGGTCATGGCTGATTTTGTCAATCAGCGAGAAACGGTAAGTACTGAAGATACAGCCACGGAGGAATAACAATGACATTGGAACTGGTAAGCGAAATCTGGAGCGAGCTCCGGCGTTATGTAAACACAACCGATCGAGACGACGCAGCCGAATGCATGGTGTCGGTACTGATCGACAACAACATCGATGCTGACGAAATCAAATCTGCGTTCAAAACCGACAGTGAAGTCAGGCGTGCCTTGACCACCTATCTACAGAATCATGATGAGGATGAGGATGAAGAAGACTATGCCGATGACACCGACGACGATGATTACTGATTTTTATTGCAATCAAAAATTTTATTTTTTATCAGTTGATCTTGAGAGAAGGTCGGCATACTCGTGTTGCTCGGCTACTCCTTCAAAAATAGATATACAGTGGATCAAAAAAAATCCTGGAAAACTTTTTAATACTCCTCAGCTTCAGCAGGAACGTCAGGACATGTTGGCTAACATTGCGGTTGACAGTTGCAAAACAAACTGTTGGAATCCTGAACAAAACAACTTAGTAAGTCGCCGCATGATGTATAACGGCCAGATCAAAACTCATACCGACATAAACTCTCGGCCCGAAGTATTGAACATTGTGTTAGGATCCAGTTGTAATCTGACCTGTTCTTATTGCGACAAACAGTACAGCAGTGCATGGTTGAGAGATATCAAAACCAATGGTGCCTACCTTGACTTACCAAAATTTAATTTGACCAGAGCAGATCAAATCTTGTCAAATATCAGTCAAAACGAGCATCTGGAATCAGATGGTTTTAACACGTTGACAAAAGAAATTGGATCGTTTGATCGGCTGGATAAAGTTGTTGTTTCTGGCGGAGAACCCTTTCTGTTTAACAAATTACCACAGCTTTTAAACAATCTGGGTCCGGTAAAACACATAGAGATTTTTACAGGGCTAGGAGTTGGTCATGACAGATTGAAAAATCAACTGGATAAAATCGACCATATCAAAAATTTAAAAATGATTGTCAGCGCAGAAAATATCGACAGATACTACGAATTCAATAGACACGGCAACAGCTATGATAATTTTTGTAAAAATCTTGAACTGTTGCGCAATAGAGGATTTGATATCGGATTTAGCTCGGTGGTCAGCAACGTGACCATCTTTGGTTTGATCGATTTTGTTGATCGTTACGGCGACGAAAATATAATTTATTCGATGTGCAACGACCCAGATTTTTTAAAATTGGGGGTGCTAGATCCCGACAGTAAAGATCGACTGATAGCTCAATTTGAATCCAGCACTATTACAATACGAGAATCCATCATACAAAATTTACAAATATTGCCCACTGAACAACAACGTCAACAGTTTTCGACCTTTGTCAAAGAGTTTGCTCGCAGACGTGAATTGAGTCTTGGCATTTTTCCAAACAGCATGTTACAATGGCTAGAATAAAAGGAAATCATGTGGTATAGCAAAATAACCAGCGACATTGGCAATATTCCTGATTTTGTCAGCTATTACGAACAACAACTGTTGGAAGCCAAATTGGAATGTCGAGTAGGCGGTCTGATTGAAAAAAACATAACCACCTTACCTGGCATCACCGAGCATAGATTCAATCAGCTACAAGAAATCGAAGCTGTACTCAACTTTCTCAACATACAGCTGAGGAAAATCCGTCGCAAGCATTTCCAGAAATATCTAGAAGGCTATGCCAGGGCCTTGACCAGTCGAGATGCTGAAAAATACGTGGACGGAGAAGATGAAGTTATTGATTTTGAAACCTTGATCAACGAAGTGGCATTGTTGCGTAACAAATTTTTAGGCATAATTAAAGCATTTGAAAGCAAGAATTTCATGCTGGGGCATGTGGTTCGATTGCGAGCAGCCGGCATGGAGGACATACAGGTATGACATTTACCAACACACAACAGAGCCATGCTCACAGTCGTTATGTGATTGACCAGCTGTACGAGTACGATGATTTCATGAGCAGCATCGGCACCTTGATCGATATGGGCTGTGGTCGTGGCCTAGATCTCGATTGGTGGGCCACTGCTACCACCCGAGACGAGAATCCCGAACCGTTGAATATCCAATGCGTGGGTGTGGACCTAGACGATGACCCAGGTATTGGCAACAGATACGCCAACTTGGCTTATCAAAAAACTGATTTTGAACAACAGGGCATTGACTTGATCGGTCAGTCTCGTACCTATGATGTGGTCTGGTGTCATGACGCATTCCAGTATGCAATTGATCCGTTGCGCACCTTGTCACAGTGGTGGAACATCACCAGCGACGGTGGCATGCTGTATATAGGAATACCACAAACCACCAACATGCGTCGAGGGCAACAGGATTTCACACAGGTCTCGGGCTGTTATCACCACTATACCATGGTCAGTCTCATACATCAGTTGGCTGTATGCGGATGGGATTGTCGTGCTGGATTTTTCTCCAAACAGATAAATGATCCCTGGATACATGCTGTGGTATATAAAAGCGAAATTGGGCCGCAAGATCCGAGAACTACCACTTGGTATCAATTGGCCGAACAGGGGTTGATACCCGAAAGTGCTGCTCGTAGCGTGCAAGCACACGGGTATTTGAGACAGCAGGATCTGGTAGTGGCCTGGTTGGACAAAGGTTTACAATACATGGGACATCAATAACATGAAAACAGAAAGAATCTGGGGATACTATCGAGTGATCGACGAGACCCCCAACATGAAAGTCAAAGAATTGGTCGTAGAGCCAGGAAAAAGTCTCAGCATGCAACGGCATTTCAAACGCAACGAATTCTGGGTCATACAGTCTGGAGCCTGTGTGGTCAACCTGGAATCAGAATCGGTACCGTTGATACAGCACGAAATCATGGCCATTCCGGTTGAGGCCTGGCATCAGCTGACCAACCCATACAACGAGCCCTGTCATGTGATGGAGATACAGTACGGCGACGCCTGCGACGAAGCAGACATAGAAAGACAAGCTCTAAAATAGACCCTGCTAGATGCAGGGTTTTTCATGGTTGACCAAAATGTCAAGATCGGTTATAATGTATGTATAGTAACAAATTAGGAGCAATATGGCTTATACTGTTTTTGCACACGATACCAGTTTTGGTCCAAGAAAAGGCCTAGAAGGCCCGTTCCATTACCCCAATGGTCAGGTGTTGTATTATGACAACAAGGCCGGTGAATATTGGGATCCACGCACAGATTTCTATGTGGAACGCGATCGTGTTGCTGAATTACAACAGTCGATACTGGACAGAATCCGCGGTTGACCCAAAATGAGCCATTTGCTATAATATTAGTACAGTGACAAAACAAGGAGCGCAACACATGACCAAAGTAAAAATTATAAACGGAATATACCGTAATCAACCTGTAAGAGATGTAGCATTTACCCTGGTAAAAGGCCTGCAAATGGGCGCCAGAGGCAGTTTTGTCACTGTGGACAGCGAGGGTTATTTTGGACCCGAGTTTGACGTGGTGCGTATCAAAGTGGATGGCATCGAAGATGTGGAATTTGTGGGCGGTGATGCAGTTACAGCTCAACCGTCTGTGAAGGCAGTTGCCGTACAAGAAACTGACGAAGCAGTCATGAGCCGTATCGGCGAACGATTTGATATCTTGGACCAAATGACCAAGGCTGCTATCGCCGGCGATGTGCGAGCCATGATTGTGGTTGGCCCTCCTGGTGTGGGCAAGAGTTATGGTGTGGAAAAACAGCTGGAACAGTCGGGCCTGTTTGACAAGTTGGCTGGACGCAGGATCAAGTACGAAATCATCAAGGGTGCCATGACACCGATTGGTTTGTACTGTACCTTGTACAAGAATTCTGATCCATGCAACGTGTTGGTGTTTGACGACTGCGACTCAGTATTCCAAGATGACTTGAGCCTGAACATTCTCAAAGCAGCTCTGGATTCAGGCAAGAAACGCAGGATCTACTGGAATTCGGACAGTTCCATGTTAACCCGTGAAGGTGTTCCCAACAATTTTGACTTCAAAGGTGCCTGTATCTTTATCACCAACCTGCAGTTCCAGAATTTGAAAAGCAAGAAACTGCAAGATCACCTGGAAGCCCTGCAAAGTCGTTGTCACTTCTTGGACTTGACCCTGAACACACAACGCGACAAGTTCTTGCGTATCAAACAGATCTTCCGCAAAGGTGACCTGTTCCAGGACTACGATTTTAGCCCAGAACAGGGCGAAGAGATCCTGGACTACATGGATGCCAACAAGGATCGTTTGCGAGAGCTCAGTTTACGCATGGCACTCAAGATTGCAGATTTGACCAAGATCTCGGCAACCAACTGGAAAGCACTAGCAGTCAGCACATGTATGAAAAATAGTTGATGCTGGCCAAACCGATTAAGTAAAGATAGCTCCTGAGTAGTAATACTACTCACTTTATACAGGCCTTTCGGGGCCTGTTTTTTTGATTTTGTCACTATAAGTGTGTTATACTAAATCTATGCGAACAGCCAAAATAATAGTGCGTGACGAAGTCAATATCAAAATTGAAGGACTTGAGTTAGACGCAAGACGGGCCTTGGTCCGAGCTTTTGAATATGATGTGCCTGGTGCCAGATACTTGCCAGCAGTTAGACTGGGCCGTTGGAACGGCAAGACCAGCTACTTCCAGTTAGGAGGTAGTAGCTATGTGAATCTTTTACCCGAGATCGTGCCCATACTCGAGCAGTTCAATTACGATATCGAGCTGGATGACCAACGCGAATACTCAACCACTTTTGAATTTGCGCAAGTACACGAAAACAGTTTTGCACACATAGCTTGGCCCAAGGGACATCCTTCAGAAGGTGAACCCATGCAGTTACGGGATTATCAGGTCAGCATAATCAACGATTTTTTGATCAATCCACAATGCATACAGGAGATAGCTACCGGTGCCGGCAAGACCGTGATAACTGCTGCACTATCAAACGCAGTGGCACCACTAGGGCGTACCATAGTTATTGTGCCCAACAAGAGCTTGGTCACACAGACCGAACGAGACTACATCAACATGCAACAGGATGTGGGTGTGTACTTTGGCGACAGAAAAGAATGGGGTCGGCAACACACTATCTGTACCTGGCAAAGCCTCAATGTGTTGTTAAAGAATACCAAGTCAGGTGTGGGTGATTGCACCATTGGCGAGTTCCTGGAAGATGTGGTGTGTGTGATTGTAGACGAATGTTTTGCTGGAGATAGTAAAGTGCTGACTCCGGATGGATATAGGCAGATCAAAGATATTAAATCGGGCGATAAAGTTATTAACTATTCTGAGACTACCAAAGAGTTTAAAGTAGATACTGTAGTTAAACAGCATAAGAACCTGACAAATTCTGCTAGCGAAACTATGTTTGAATTAGAATTTGATAATGGCAACCAAATACAAGTCACAGGTAATCATAAGTTTCTTACTGATCGAGGCTGGGTCCGGGCAGATGCACTGACAGAAGAGCACGAAATTATTAATAAAACATAAATACATATAACTAAAGCAGAGGTATTTATGAAGAAAACAGCAGATCAGATGATGAAAATTATTAATAACAGATTAACAGAATATAGCCAACACACCAGAGTAGTTGAGTGGTCGGGTAAGAATATTATGTTATCAACCGGTAAAATATTAACAAATTCCGACAGGGCAAGATTTATAAAACGAATCATGAATACAAAAACTGATCTATGGTGTCGTTGCATGGACAGATTGATAAGCGGTGAGATAACAGAACCTGAAATTAAATCCAAGTTATCTGCAATCGGTGGTACCGCAGTCCAGAAAAAACACGGTAATACTATCAAAAAAAATCTTAATACCGGCATTCCCTGGAATGCCGGAACTAGAGGACAGAACATAGGTACCCGCGGAGCCCGAACACAAATAGTTAAAGATAAAATTAGTGTAAAAAATTCTGGGAGCAACAATGGAATGTACGGGGTTAGGTTGTCAGACTTGGACAAAAAAACAAAGTCTGAAATAATGAAACAAAAAATATTGTCGGGTGAATTTACCCCAAACAGTAATAACAGAAATACACATTGGGAATCAACATTTGCTGGTAAATCATACCGGTCTAGTTGGGAGGCATTATATCAATATTTTAATAAAGATGCCGAATACGAAAAACTAAGAATCAAATATAATATTAACAATACAACAAAAATTTATATTGTTGATTTCGTAGATTATATCAACCGGCAAGTTATAGAAGTTAAACCTCGAGAGCTATGTACTGGAGAAAAATTTCAAGCCAAACTAACTGCATTGACCGCCTGGGCAGAATTAAACAAATATGCGTTGATAATAGCAGACAAAGAATGGTTTCAATTACAAAATAACAATATAGATTATACAAAATTTGATGATAGTACTGCACGAAAAATAAAAGAACTATATGAAACTAATAAAAAGAACTGAAATCCTCAAACCACTCGAAGTGTTTAATTTGCACATAGAAAACGATCACAATTACATTGTGGATGGTGCAGTGGTATCAAATTGCCACATGGCCAAGGCCGATGCACTCAAAACACTCCTGACCGGCGTAATGAGTCGTATTCCCATCCGTTGGGGATTAACAGGAACTATTCCCAAAGAACCATTCGAGTCGCAGGCCTTGAAGTGTAGTCTAGGACCAGTGATCAATCAGCTTACCGCCAGCGAATTGCAAGACCGTGGTGTGCTGGCCCAGTGTCATGTGAACATAGTACAACTGGTGGACCATGCCGAGTTTGCCAACTATCAAAGCGAACTGAAATTTTTGCTAGAAGAATCTGGACGTCTAGATGCCATGGCCAGTTTGATACGTCAGGTAAATGAAACCGGCAATACCCTGGTTCTGGTGGACCGGATCGCAGCCGGACAAGGACTTTTAGAACGTTTGGGCAACGGGGCTGTCATGGTATCGGGTGCGACCAAGGCCCAGGCCCGACAGGACGAATACGACGAAGTGGCCGATGCCACCGGCAAGATTATCGTGGCCACATACGGTGTTGCAGCCGTAGGTATCAACATACCCAGGATCTTTAATCTGGTCTTGGTCGAGCCTGGCAAGAGCTTTGTGCGGGTGATCCAGAGCATTGGTCGTGGCATCAGGAAAGCCGAAGACAAGGATCATGTTGAAATCTGGGACATAACCAGCACCTGCAAGTTTGCCAAGCGACACTTGACCAAACGCAAACAGTTTTATAAAGAGGCCAAGTACAATTTCACACAGGAGAAATTGGAGTGGAAATAAAAGGTCGTGCTGACTCGCAACATGTGCTATACTGAACATATGAAAATATTAACACTAGACCAAAACCAATCATTCGATCTTGATCATCTGCCTGAAGAAGTGGATGACATGAGATTTGCCATCCTGGACAACAGCAGTCCGTCCGATCCTGACTATCACTACATACCCTTGATCTTTCTTGAAAGTTTTACTGCTCCGGCCTTGGTACTACGCATTGGCGAAAATCGTGTGCGCATGCCCATGGACTGGCAGATCTTGATCGGTGAACCCGACCTGGGCGACCTTGAAGTGTTGCCGCTCACGGCCATCAATGATCGGGGATTCAAGGCCTTCCAGTTCAATCCTATCAGCAGTTTCAGGCCCAGTTTCCTGGACATCGAGATACTGGATGTGTATCAGGAAGTGACCTGGTATGCGCCCAAGCTGAAAAATGGCCAGATGTTGTGTGTGCCGGTTGCCGAGGGCGAACGCCCGGACTGTGTGTACTTTGTCAAGGACATCAGTCGCAACTGCGAAATAGTTGATTACAATAAAGCCTGGTAACATGGGAAATTTAAAACCTGGCGCAACCCTTATATACGAGCGTGTGGGCGATGTGGTCTATGAGCGAGAGTTCGGTGCCGATCCAGCCAAGCGGCGGGTGGTGGGTTGGGATCATGTCATGGATCCCACCTATGATCATTATGATCCCAGAACAAAGATCGACTCTGCGATAGATCGTCTGAGACAGGACCGGCTATGGGGAGAAATTCGGCGAGCCGCACAAGAAAATACCGCACTGCGAGATGTGTTGGATCAAGCCGTGGCAATATATCAATTGAGCAGGCCCAATGACAGATAAAGTCACGATTGAGATACACTCAGAAGGCGATGTATGGACCAATCGTGACAGCGTGATACAGCAATTGGGTACGGTCTCGGTTGATCAAGTGGTAATCATACATACCAGATTTGAAGGAATCAGTCTTGCAGCCTCCGGAGTGCTGGCAGTGTTGGGCGACTGGGTAGCGTCGACCGGGCGTGATCCCAGTACTGTGAAGGTCAATACTCCCAATCAGTACGAAACAATACCTTATCAGTTTGAAAATAACCCAACAGTTCCACACTTTTTCAAACCCAGCCTGCTAAAATACCACCGTGCATGTACCGCGATTGATCCTGACGCATCGTTGTTTGGACTGTTTGTTGGCAGATATACTGCCATGCGCAACACCATGGCCCGAGACATGCTCCATGGCTATTCGGATCATACTGTCATCAGCGTGATGAATACTCCTAGATTGGGAGCAACCAACTGGTGGGATCCCGAAGTGGAACAGATCGGATCTTTAGACAATTTCGATCTGATGGATCATTACAATCATGTGGCCGATATCAGCCAGAGTCTATTACAGTTCTACGATCGTTTCCAGATTGAAATTGTGTCCGAAACTGTTACTCTAGGCGATTCATTTTTTCCTACCGAAAAGACCATACGTCCTATCGTGGGATCCAAACCATTCTTGTCTTATGCCACCCGAGGTTTCTTGTCTCGGTTGCGAGATCTTGGATTCCAGACTTTTGATAAATTATGGTCTGAGCACTACGATCAACTTGAAGGTGCTGACCGCTGGCATCAGATCAAGATAGTCATAGACAGCATAATTGAGCAAGGGTACGATCGCAATCTGGCCAACAAGATAGTACAATACAACTATGCTCATCAAAAAACAATAACCAATAGTAGACATGGATAAACTCTCAATAGCCAACGAGATGGCACAATTTGACAGCAAGAATAGACAGTTCTATGACCAGCTCGCAGACGACGAGCAAAAAAAATTCAGCTCGTTTCTCATGATCAGGTGGGGCAGCACCGTGGCCGGCAGTCGGGCTCTACAAGAATTCTATCTTATTGCTACCAATCGGTTGCTGAACCGCAAATTTTCTGAAATAAGCACAGCCAAGCACAAAAAACTACAGTGGTTATTGGCCACCACAATAAGTCCAGGCATGGGCAATCAACGCCACGTCTGGATAGCGCCACGCAAGAAAACAGCCGGTGCCGGAACCATACGCAAGCAGTTGGCTGAACTGTTTCCTGACCGTCGTGATGACGAACTGGATTTATTGGCCCAGATAACCACCCAGGCCGAACTGGATATATACTTGCGCGAACTAGGACAGGAGAAGAAAAAATGATGGGATTTTTTAGACAAAAGCAGGTGGCCAAGGCACCAGCATACAAGGCCATCACGTTTGGCGGCTGGCGCTACACACCACAACCAGATATCACTGCTTATGAACTGAGCCTCCTGGCTCCAGTGTTTGGCAACATCATGCACAGACAAGATATCAAACCCTACATCGAACAAAACAACCTTGTCAGACATTTCCAAATAGACGCCCAGTGAACGTTTGTCAGTATTGCAAAAAACAATTTGTCAAGGAAACCAGCCTGGCTGTGCATGTGTGCGAGCCAAGACGCCGCAGACAGCAGCAGGATGAACCCGGAGTGAGATTGGGTTTCCAGGCCTACATCAAGTTCTACGAAATGACCCAAGGGTCGGCCCGACTCAAAAGCTACGATGATTTTGCCGACAGCCCGTATTATCGTGCCTTTGTCAAGTTTGGTCGATACTGTGTGGATACTCGGGTGATCAATCCTGAGCAGTTCATGCGATGGGTGCTCAAACAAAACAAAAAAATCGATCACTGGTGCAGCGACTCTGTGTACACTGAATATCTCAGCCAATATCTTGTGCTGGAGAATGTGAACGATGCCATGGCACGAGCCATGGAATATGGACTGGCCTGGAGCGAGCGAACTGGCTATCCAGCTCATCACTGCCTGATGCATGGCAATGCCAATACCACTGTGCATGCTATCACAGCTGGACGAGTCAGTGCCTGGATCATATACAACTGTGCCAGTGGTCAGGAGTTCCTGGGCAATCTGGATAGCAGTCAGTTGACCATGATCTGGCCCTACATTGATTCGGATACATGGATGAAACGATTTGCAGATTATCCGGCCGATCAGGCCTATGTGAAAGAAATGCTACAGAAAGCCGGTTGGTGATGAGCGCAGATATTGACATTGACCTAGCAGATAGAGATCAATTATTACAGTTGATCCAGGCAACACCAGCACGTCAAATGCATCAAGGTCAAGTGCGTAGACATAATAGCGGTGTGTATGTCACAGACATACCTCGTGATCCGATTAATCAGTGTGCGGCCATAGACTATGCGACAGCAGAATCGCGTGGTTATTTCAAGATCGATCTGCTGAATATGACTGTGTATCAACTGTTGAAAGATCAGGCACACTACGACAGCATGTTGTCGCTAGAACCCAATTGGTCTCGCTTGTGGCGTGATCCTGAATGGGCTGGCCAATTGGTGCATGTGGGTAACTATACCGCGTTGCTGGAGCACATGAGACCCGATTCGATACCCCGTATGGCTGCTTTTATTAGTATTATTAGACCGGGTAAAGCGCATTTACAGAATCAGCCCTGGGATCGAGTGTTTGAGTCAGTATGGGACGGTGATGATTCCAAGGGATTTGTATTCAAACGTAGCCACGCAATTTCTTATAGTGCGTTGGTTGCCCTGCATATGAATATCCTTTCAGAAAAATAACGCAATGGCTTTTTTTAAATAAATACTCGTATGGAGGTTTATATGGGAAGACCCAAAGGTAGTTTAAGCAAAATATCAAAAATACAATATCCACGCAAATGCAATCATTGCGAGTATATGTCAAACACTCCGCAGATGTATTTTTATCACAAACAAACACACGAGCCAATACCTGCTAATACGTATTGCCATTTTGGTTGCGGCAATGTTGCGTTAGTTAAAAACACAGGAGGAAAATATACTTGTTTTAAAAAATGGTCTAATTGCCCTGAATATATCAACCAATTGTCATCAAGAACAAAGAACAGTTGGAAAGATGCAGATAACCGAAAAGAAAAAACCAGAGAAACTTTTTTACAACATTGTTGTGGTCAACCAGGTCCGCTTGCTAAAATGAAAAAAACTAAAAGAAAAAAATCTGGATTACTTACGCCGTTGATTGCAAAAGATTATCGTCACTATGCAAGAGCTATACGAAAAAAAGCACAACACTGGGCAAAGGAGCAAGGATATGTATTAGGACAACAAACATATCATGTTGATCATAAGTTTAGTATTCTGGATGCATGGCACGCTGATTTAGCAGAAGCAATCGTAAATCATCCATCAAACTTACAAATTTTAGATGCAAAATTAAATAGCGGAAAAGGATCAAAGAGTAGTATCACCCTTGAAGAATTATTGTACAATATCAGTCAAGCCGACGCACCAGCGTGATGCTTTTACGTTTGGTTTTTTTGCGTGCTATTTCGGCCAGACTGCATACAGGACCGTGTAGCACTGTAAGATCTTTGTTGATGAATGTTCTTAGACTGGGGCGGAACGGCTCCCATTCGGTCTTGAGGAATATGTTGATGGGAACACTTCGGTTGCTTTCCCACCACCATACATTGGCCAGTTCTAAAAATTTCTTTTTTTGTTCTAGATCCTGTATGGCACCAAAGTCATATATGGTGGTCACGACATCGTCTTGATTTTGTATGATGCCCACATACTCGTTGGTGGCATACACGCACAAAGTTATAAAAGGGTATTTTTCGGCCAGCTGCGCAAAGATGTCGTTACCCATAAATATCGTATAAATCTATCATGAGATATTTACCAAATTGCAACCATACCCAAATCATTGCCAACCCACCACTGATAAATAACATGCATGTACTCAACACAACTATATCTTTATCAGCAGATCACCCAGGTCGTGTGCTTGGACGACTCCGACAGTGCTGCATTTTCCTACAGGTATAATCCAGTGTACGCCAAGGTCCTGACCATAAACAAAGGTGTTGACAATGTGCTGTTGTTTGAGTTCATCAACCAAAACGAAAAACCGGTCAACATAACCGGTAGCACATTTATTTTTCGCGTGATCAATACCCAAGGCGACACTGTGTTGATCGAACAGCCTTTGGTTACATTGAATGCAGCCACCGGCCGTGCCAAGGTCACCCTGTCGGCTTCGGACCTACTGGAAGTGTTGGCACAGCCTGCATACTACAGCCTGACTCGCACCAGTGGCAATCTCACTGAACCGGTTTTTGTTGATGCACAATCAGGCGGTCGTGCACCATTGACTATTGCGGATTCGGTGTTGCCACAGTATACTCCCAGCCGTCCGCTTACCATACCCACTACCAAGATTTCTGCACAAGGCAGTCCAGACGGCACCAGCGTGGCCAATGCTTCTTACAACGACTGGTACTGGAACGGTAACCCCAATGGCGCCAACTACTGGAACAGTTTTGCCATAACCGAATTTTACAGCAGTTTTGTCAAGCCCACACAGGCCATAACCACGGTACAGATGACTTTGGATCACTATACCGGCACTATCAAGGCCCAGGCAGCACAGGACTACGAAGCAGTGCCGTTTAATGTGACTGAAAGTGTCACCTATCTCAACTATACCGGAACCATCTACCATAACATCGTAGGCTGGTATCCGCTGGTACGCATGTGTTTTAACAACAGCATATTTGCTGTGCCCAACGGGCAAGGCGTCCCAGCCAACGCCTATGCCTACTGTGTAAACGGTCAGGTTGAAAGCATCACGATCCAAAATGCCGGTCGCGGCTACCTGGCTCCGCCCAAGATCAACATCATTGGTGAAGGATCGGGTGCCCAAGCCGAAGCCACCATAGATGACACTGGTGCGATTGCATCAATCACGGTGACCAATCCGGGATCAGGCTATTGGTTGGTGCCCAATGCTGGTATCAACACTCCGTATTATCCGGTGGCACCCAACAATCAAGGTGCCATGGTCATAATCAGCACCGGATATGTGGTGGACCTTTTCTATAGATAACTGTGACAAAACATGCTATAATACAGCATGATCGATGTGACTGCCTATCTGCCCGGAAGAATCAAACGCAACAGCTCGGGCTGGATCAACTTCGACGCTCCCTGTTGTATCCATAATGGTACATCGGCTGACCACAGGAAACGTGGTGGCCTCAAAGTCCAAGAATCTGATTGGATCTATCATTGTTTCAATTGCGGATTTAGCACCAGCTTTACTCTAGGTCGCACCCTGACTGTGCGAGCACGTCGCGTGCTGGGGTGGCTCAATGTACCTGCGGAAGAAATTGAGCGCATGAATCTAGAAAGTCTACAGCATAGGGGTGCACTGGGTATCTTGGATGATCGACGCAACATGATGCAACAGCTCAGCAATATCAGATTTGACGAACATTATCTACCGAATCCAACGCAACCCCTTGCTGAGGAGGCTGCTACATATCTGACCCGGCGTGCGATTCCATTGGATTATCCGTTCCTGAGTACCGGTATTGGACGACCTGGCATCATAGTACCGTTCACTCATGATCAAACAGTGGTGGGTCACTCAGTGAGATTCTTGGACAGCAGGATGCCCAAATATATACAACGCACGCAACCGGGCTATGTATTTGGCACAGATCTACAACGCGATGCCTGGCACACAGCCATCGTTGTGGAAGGTGTGTTTGATGCACTCAGCATCGATGGCCTAGCAGTTTTGCATGCCGAAATCAATGATGCACAAGTGCGTTTGATACGCAGTCTGGAACGCGACGTGATCGTGGTACCTGATCAAGACCTAGCTGGTATGAGTCTGGTGGATCGTGCAGTAGAACTGAACTGGGCTGTCAGCATGCCCGAATGGCCCGCCGGAATCAAGGATGTGAATGATGCAGTAATCTGCATGGGGCGAGTGGCTACCTTGCTAACTATCATGCAGTCCCGAGAGCACAATCGAGTCAAAATAGAACTAAGGAAACGACAAATTGTTAAAAGATTACGATAAACTTTGGGTATTTGGTGACAGCTATGCCACTACAAATTTTTGCGTAGACGCCAAAGATTCTTTCTGGGGATTAACAGCTAATCTACTGTCGACGAACACAATTTTTAATTATGCCTGGCCAGGAAATAGTTTTGATAGTGTAGTTCATGTCATGATCAGTGAGCAGAATTCATATGATTGGAAAAAAGATTTTTTCCTGATTGGAGTTCCGCCATTGCCCCGACTAACTGTAGTCAGTAAAGATGATAAAAAAACAACAATCGGCCATAAGATTGACCCTATTTCTTGGCAAGACGATGCATTCAATGTTTTGTGTCATCACGGTATGGAAAATATTTCAAGTCATGTAGATAAAAAATTTGCTATACATGAAGACAGCACATGGACCCAAACTCAAGCTATGCGTAATATTTTTTTATTAAATACCTGGTTAGATTCAAAAAATGCCAACTACTTAATATTGAATTTGTCTGTGGATTTTTATCAAGATAATTCATCTGTTGGAGATTTTTTATTAACACATTGTTTATCTCATTCACGCAACATATTGTTCCAGGATGGATACTATTCTATTAATTTAAATGTCAATGAGCCAGCAGATTTTAAACAACACGGATGGATGGGCCATCATGGACCTCGGGGTAATAGGCATTATTTTGAAAAATCAATCATACCAGCATTAGAAAGAAATAAATTAATTTAAAGGAATCGCATGCTTAAAGATTACGGACTTGAAGTCCAACGCCTGTTCCTAGAAATGATGTTGCAAGACGCAGAAAGCTATGTGCGTGTGCAAAACATCTACAATCCGGAAAACTTTGATAGAAGCCTAAGATCAGCAGCCCAGTTCATCGCCGACCACAGCGACCAACACAAAACCTTGCCCACAGTGGCACAGATTTCGGCCAGTACCGGAATCGTGCTAGAACACTTGCCTGACCTCAACGAAGGGCATTTTGAATGGTTCATGGCCGAGTTTGAGCAGTTTACTAGACGCCAAGAACTGGAACGTGCGATCTTGAAAAGCGCCGATCTCCTGGAAAAAGGCGAGTACGATCCGGTAGAAAAACTGATCAAGGACGCGGTACAGATCAGTTTGACCAAGGACATGGGCACAGACTACTGGGCCGATCCCAGAGCCAGGATTGATCGATACTTTAATTCAGGTGGACAAGTCAGCACAGGCTGGCCGCAGATGGATCGTATCTTGTACGGTGGATTCAGCAGAGGTGAACTCAATATATTTGCTGGTGGATCGGGATCAGGCAAGAGTCTTGTCATGATGAACATAGCCTTGAGCTGGTTGCAGATGGGACTGAGTGGTGTGTATGTGAGTCTAGAATTGAGCGAAGAACTGTGTGCGCTCAGGACCGATGCCATGCTGGCTGGCATGAGCACCAAGGAGATCCGCAAGGACATTGACCAAACCGAACTCAAGGTCAAGCTGGTCAGTAAAAAAGCCGGACAGTATAGAATCAAGGCCTTGCCGGCACAGAGCAACATCAACGATATCCGCAGTTATATCAAAGAAGTGCAGGTGCAGACTGGCATACGTGTGGACTTTGTCATGGTTGACTACCTGGATCTCTTGATGCCGGTCAGTGCCAAAGTCAGCCCCAATGACCTATTTGTCAAAGACAAGTATGTGAGTGAGGAATTGCGTAACCTGGCCAAGGAACTCAATGTGCTGTTTGTGACAGCAAGTCAGTTGAATAGATCGGCCGTGGAAGAAGTGGAATTCGATCACAGTCATATATCGGGTGGTATCAGTAAAATCAACACAGCTGACAATGTGTTTGGTATCTTTACCAGTCGAGCCATGCGTGAACGTGGCAAGTATCAGATACAATGCATGAAATCTCGTAGCAGTACTGGTGTGGGCATGAAGATTGACCTAGACTACAACATTGAAACCATGCGTATCACAGACCCTGGCGAGGAAGAACAAAATAGTTTCAAACGTCCGGGTGGCAACCTCATGGACAGTATCCGTGCCAAGAGTACAGTGACTGCCGCAGATGTGCCGTTTGAACCAGACAGCGCAGTTGGCGCAGTGGATATACAAAGTGCCAAACTCAAACAATTACTGGGCAAGATCAAGACTGGTTGATTGGGACTCGATTGATCAGTGATCCATAAATAATAAAAAGATCCTGGACCCCATATGCAAAAGAAAACTCGTAGTATCCTGGAAGAACTAGAAAATCTCTATGCCGAGCGAGACAGCCGTCACGTGATCGAAAATCGTGCTGCCAACGTGATTGCCAGCGCCATACGCTTGCTGGAACAGATTGATTCCAGCTATACCAGCGAGCAGGCCGAAAATCTACAACGCAAGTTGATCAATGCCATACGATTGAGAGATCCAGCCAAGTTCACCAGAACCGTGAGACGCACCGATGCAAATTCATGAACTGACTCTATCGCGCAAGCCGCAACTGAATGAAATCTTTGGCTTGGGCAAAAGCAAACAAGACAAAATAAATGCCCAGGCGGCCAAGTACGCCGGCAAATTACAAAAAAAAGTCAGCCAAAATGCAGGAACCACAGCACCATTGCAGACCGATGCCACACGCATGGCACAGGCCTCGGCCAAATTCCACGCCAATCCGGCTGCCCAACAATGGGTCAATAATGCTGTGGCCAAGTGGCCATCCGCAGCTGCAACTATAAAAGCCCAGGCACAACCCACAACAACCAACGCACCTGTGGCTTCGGCTTCCACTGCTGGCTCGGCTCCGGTCAGTATAGGTGGACAAACGCTGGATCCCAACAATCCGGCCCACGCACAGATACTGAGTCAGATGAAAAAACAGGGTATTTCAGAAGCCGCTGCCGGAGACAATTATGCCACACTGTTCCGCACCTGGGCCAATCAACAGCTCAGAACTGTCACACTGGATGCGCTAGAGCAGAATGCTGAGGTCAAAAACAAGCTAGAGTCGCTGATAACCCAGATCGAAGCCACGCAGAACAATTTGCCAGCCCAGACCAAATTGGTGGCTGAGTTTTTGAGTACGGCCGTGATCGCCAACCATGTGGTTCAGGACCAGGCTCGTCAAGGACAATACAGTCCACAGACCCGTGCTGATGCCAACACCGAGTCTTCTATCAAACTGGATCCCATACAACAACTCAATCTCAAACGACAGGCACGAGCCGCCGGAATTACCCAGGCCAGAACGACCGGCAATACCGACTTGGACGATTTCCTTCGACAAAACATGGGCATACGGATCACAGGATGAATATATTCGAAGGTGGCAACGTATTCAAAGATGCAGACGGTCGTGCGCTCACACAGCGTATCAATCAGGCCGATGTTGATCCGACAGTCAATTGGCTGGAGCAGTTGACTGGTCTTGATCTACACGGCGACTTGGATCCTGACACAGCCGATTCGCAACACCCCGAAGGATATCCAGAAAAATGGTTGGGCACCACTGGCAAAAAACCCACATCGGGCGACCTAGATCTTGATTCAAGTGACACAACCAAAGATGCCTTACAACAGCGATTGACCCAATGGTGTGTCAGTCACAACCTGAACCCTCAAGAGTATGTTAAAAAAACTGGCAGTATTGTGCATTTCAGGACTCCAATCACAGGACGCCCTGATCAGGGCTATGTGCAAACAGATTTTACATTTTTACCAAAACCACCATGGGGCCGATTTGTGCTCAGCGGCGGATCAGGTAGCCAATACAAAGGTCGTGAACGCAACGTCATGATGAATTCGATAGCCAAAAGCATGGGCTATAAACTGAATCAAAACGATGGCATTGCCGACCGTGCTACCAACCAATTGATTACCGACGATCCAGACAAGACAGCCAAGCTGTTGTTAAATCCGCGTGCTACCCGTAGTGATCTACGTAATGTAGAAACTATATTGAAAGCCTTGGAACGAGATCCCAAACGCGATGCCAAATTGGCCGACTTCCGCGAACACATGAAACGCGAAGGCATTCCGTTTATGGAAACGGCCAACTCCGACCCTTATATCGAATACAGTGATGTGAACTTTCTGGCACGTCTGCGAGATCGTATCGTGAATCAGGGCATGCAGATCATCATCGAAGCAGATGTACAAGGCGGTCGTGCCAAAGGAATTGAGCATCTGGAAGATCTTGTGTTCCGCAACGGCAGTGCTGGCATCAAACGAGCCATGGATATCGTCAAACACACAGCCGCTGATACTGGACGCACAGCCACAGTCAAATGGGATGGTCGACCAGCCCTGGTATTTGGTCGCGAACCCGATGGCACCTTTGTGCTGACCGATGTGGCCGGATTTACAGCCCGAGGCTACAACGGCCTGTTCACCAGTCCCAAGCAGGCCATCTCTTTGCTGGCACAACGTGATCAAGAAGCCCAGCGTCAAGGACGTCCGGCCGGACGTGTGGCCTATCTTGGTCCCATCTATGAAAAACTATGGCCCATGCTGAGTGCAAGTTTGCCCAAGGATTTCCGTGGCTATGTGCAAGGCGATCTATTGTATACCGATCGTCCTGACGAAGAGGCTGGTAATTTTGTGTTCACGCCCAATGCCATCACGTACCGTATACCCATCGCCAGCGACATTGGACAGCGTATAGCACAAAGTGAAGTGGGCATAGCCATGCACACACGCTATGCCGAACCTGGTGCCCCCAAAGAACCCATTGGCTCGATTGATTTTAAACGTGTGCCCGGTTTGTTATTGCTGGAACCGGTATACGCCAAAGAAAATGTGCGTCCAAATCGCAATCTAGTGCAGGCTCTGCGTAACGTGTATTCAGCATCGGGCTCGGCCATAGATGGACTATTCAACCCAGCCGAACTTAGAGCACTACAGATCACAGACTTGCCCAGACTGTGCATTGACTATATCAACAGTAGAGTGGGTACCGATTTTGACGACTTGGTCAACGGATTTGGTCCATGGTTGCAACGCACACAGACTCCTAGAAAGTATGCCAACATAGTGGAATACCTGACCAGTCCCAGAAGCAATCTTGAAGGCATGGCTGCTGCATTTGAAGCCTGGGCCCTACTACACGACATCAAGATGGACATACTGCGCCAACTGGATCTGCAACATCCAGGACAAGAAGGCTGGGTCATGGCCACCACAGGTGGCATGGCCAAGGCCGTGAATCGACTGGCTGGTGGATTTACTGCTGCCAACCGAGCCATAAACAATCCTGGACAAACCCCGGATTTTTCCTCTCCGGCATAAATATTAGTAGGACCTCTGAGTCCATACACAAAGGAGAATCAAAATGGCTTATATAACCGTAGTTTCCGGTGGCGCACAACCGGTATTCGCAACAGACGTATTAAATGGCTCTGTGGCTCAATCAGCAAACTTGGCTGCTCAACCAGTAACCAACTTCCAAGGTCCTAAATTAGACTTTTTTAGTTTGACAGCAAATGCCAATTTGTCTGTTGCAGGTGCAGGTAATGCAATGGGTTACGTTTCAAATGTATTGATGGCTATCCAGCAGATCAGCACAGTTGCAATGTACCAAGTCAGCCCAACTAACCCACAAGTTTTAAACCTTGCAATTTTCCCAACTGGCGCTGCTAACACAGCTACATTGGTAGGTTTGGCTCAAACAGCCAATGCATCGGGTGGTTTAAACATTGGTATTTCCACAGGCAATGTCAATACAACTGCTTCATTCGTAACACAGTAATCGACTTTCGTCGTTAGAAAGCCCCGGCGTAAAATCCCGGGGTTTTTCTTTGGCCGCATTGTGCGTACATAACTATATGCTACATGAGATTCTCTTGCACCACCTTGTTTGACATCACAGTTACCGGTATCACTGGACACTACAAGCCCGCACGAGTGCCGTTCCTGGACAGGGCCAACAATCGGATAGAAGATCAAGCTGCTTGGACCCGTGCCAGGAATCAACAACGCAACTGGGAAACCATCAATCAGATCATAGGCCTACGTACCCAGATCACAGACTCCACTCTGCCGTCGCGGTCCGGACTATCGTGGACGTTTGAATTTGAAACCGAGACTCCGGGTGTGTACGGAACTGATGATGACCCAGTCTCTATACTGCTCAGCGATGCCCAAGGCGTGCCCATGATCGTGGATCTAGACAATCGTTCTGATTTGCCGGCCATGATGATAGTGTCTGGTCCGTCTCAAAATATCTGGTTTGCGCCTGCAGAGCTAAATATATCATGAGCTCAACTACTGACATAGAGAAAAAAAGCCTCGAAGCACATGTGGAACTGTGTGCCGAGCGATATAATGCACTGGAAACACGCATAGATAATGTGGACGAAAAGATCTCCACTCTCAGTCTCATGGTAGAAAAAGTACATGTAATGTTGCAAAAAATGTCAACCAAGCGCAACGATCAACTCATCACCTGGGGAGCAGGTCTGATTGGTGTATTGCTCAGCATCATTGGTTGGTTAATCTCACACTACGCGGTAAAATGAACATAGATCAACAGATTGAACGGTCTCTTGCGACTGAATTTCCTAAATTATTAAAATTGTTTGTGTGTAAAACAGACAGCGGCGAATACGAAGCATTTGGCAAATACCGTATAGTGCCCGAAAAACCTGGCTATCGAGTATTTTGTTCGGCCACTGACGTGGGTGTGTTTGCCAACACACGCAATGCCATCAGTTGGTGTGTGGCCGACAAATATCGTTGCTACGATCTGGCACGTGATCTGCTGTGGTTGGATCAAAAACTCACAGCCATCACCGATGATATCACGGTGCGTGCAGCAGTAGGCGATCGCAGTTCCGACCCGCAATTTCGAGAAGATATAACCATCAAGCTGGAAGGCAAGATCATCATGAAAAAACAGCTGGAACTTCAATTGATCAATTGTGTCGAAAAGGCTAAATATTATCAACAACGAGGATTCGATAATGAAACTGCAAGAACTATCCGCAAGCCCAACAAAACAAGCCGCAAAGGTATTTGAAAGCTATTTTGGTGGTCGCGTGCGACCCGGCAACATGACCAAGAGTCAGGCACGCAATCTGCTACAACGTGTGCGTGGTCTGGTGCAAGAACACCGTGCTACTCCAGATTTTCATCACAGCGAACGCGATCCGGCTTATCTCAAGTTGATCATGATGGAACAGGTATTGAGCTCGCGTCTCAAAGAAGACATGATGCCGCCTCCAACACAGACACAGACACAGAGCCCGGCACAAGCAGCAGCCATGGCTGCACAAAATCTTTCTCAGAAGAAAAAAGCCGACCAAGATCAGCTCAAACAGATCGATGACCAGATACGTGCATTGCAAGCACAACGTAGCCAGATACAACAGCAAATGAATTCGCCAACCATGGAAAATCGTGGTAGACGCAATAGCCTGTATCGTCGCTTGAGCGAAAGCGAAATACAGCAGGCACAAGTGGTTTTGGCTGCGCAGGACATGGTAGATCGTGTACAAAAGATACTGGAAGACGTGACCAGCATGCAGTTCAAAGATTTGCCAGCTTTGGCAGATCAGATCAAGAACGAAGTTGGCGCACAACAGGCCGCACAGTTCAACCAAGATGCCTCAGCTGCCTTGGGTGGCCTGGTACAAAACCTACAGGCCAGCAAACAGCAACTGGAACAGGCCCTGAGTGTGGTAACCGGACAAGATGCCGGCATGCCTCCGGCCATGGGTGCAGTGGACAGTGAACAGCCCGCGATGGGCGAACCTGAACCAGCACCTGATGCTGGCAACAGTGATCTAGAAGCCGACATGGATCTGGACTCCAATCTAGGCTCGCCTCCGGCTGCACTGGGTCGTGGTCGCAGATAATGCGCATGAGAGAAATATTTGAGGGCAACGACGTCAGCTCTCAAAAACTACTGGCCTTGAGTCAGTTCTTGGCTGGTCGAGCCAACGATCAAAATGCCCAAAAACAGATCAGCACTGACGCTTTTATCCAGGCTGCCAAAAGTCTAGGAGTAGAACTCAATGCCAACAATCTTTCTGATTACCTGCAACAAGAACCGCTCAAGGACATACTTGAGCCCATGGATCCGGGGTCGGATGTGATACGTTTTGTTGGCAACCCTGCCGGTGGAGATGTGGGCATGCCGGTAGACCAGGCCCGAGCCGTGGTAGACAAAAACGCCAAGGCAGCTCTAAAAAGACGCACCTAAATGGTTGACAATCTGTTATAAGTATACTACACTTATACACTAGGAGTTGACCATGAAAAAACTTATTGCAACAGGTATTCTAACACTCGCTGTGACCAGTTCACTACCAGCTGAAGCACATTGGCGCAACGGTTGTTGCTATCGCGGTTACAGTGGCTGGGTGGCGCCGGCCTTGATTGGTGGTGTGATCGGTTACGAACTGTCGAGACCCTATTACTATGCTCCGCCGCCAGTGGTACTAGTTCAACCGCCGGTAGTGGTTCAACAACCGACTCCGGTTGATCCCCCAGGATATCATTGGCAACAGATGACAGATCCACAAACTGGCCAAAGCAAAATGGCCTTGATACCAAACTAAAGGAAATTATGAAATCGTTATTGTTAGCATTATTAGTAGTAACAGGGGCCGCACAAGCTTCTAACAACTGGACCGGACTAGCTGGTCCAGTGACCAATTCCACTGGATTATGCTGGAGAAACAGTGCATGGACACCGGCCACAGCCGAAACCAACTGCGACGGAGCCACACAGCCAGCGATCACAAAATCTGCCGAGCCTGTTGTTGTGCCCAAAGTTGAAAAATCAGTCGCAATCGTGCAATTGCCTCCAGTGACATATTTGGCACAGTCCTTGTTCGATTTTGACCGTGCCGTGATCAAACCACAAGGTCTTCACACTCTTGATCAATTGGTAAAACGGTTAAAATCGGTCCATGTTGACAGCGTGATCGTGGTGGGACACACCGACAGTGTGGGCACCGATGCTTACAACATGCGATTGGGGCAACGACGAGCTCGAGCAGTGGCTGATTATCTGATCGGGCAAGGCATAGAGGCCAATCGTGTGTTTGCTGACAGCAAAGGCGAACGCGAGCCAGCTAGCACCAACAGCACAGCATATGGTCGTTCCATGAATCGACGAGTGGTTGTAGAAGTCTACGGAACAGCCGACTGATGGCCTATTCAGAAAAGTTACTCGATCATTATGAGAATCCACGCAATGTGGGTTCTTTTGCCAAAGACGAGGAAGGCATAGGCACCTGAATTAAAAAACGTGTATAATCTTAATATAGGCATTTATAAATGACCACATACAGGTACTCCAAGACTAAATACTTATATGAAAAGCAAGTATGGTTTAATTAAAAAATGTCTTCATTGTAACCAAGATTTTGAAACAAAACCTAGATACTTAGAGTATTGTTCAACTCCTTGTAAAAATCCAATCAATCGTCCTGGAAACACTGCTTGGAATAAAGGTATTAAACTTACTAACGAACAAAAGTCTAAATTAAATATCGAAGGTCTTAAAAAAGGACACGGTTGGAATAAAGGTTTACCAAACAAAAGACAGAGTCAAAAATGGAAAGAAAATAATCCTAATGCAGACGGCAAATTAAATAATCTAAGAACTAAAAAACCTTGTAACGATGCTCTCAAACTTTATCGAGGAAAAGTTCGTTATGCTACATATAGAACTATTAAAGAAATGAAAGTTAATAATGAGTGGGTTCCTGTGTTTGGCAAATATAAACATAGTTGGCAAATAGATCATATCATTCCTATAGTTCAAGGGTTTGAATTGGGAATAGATCCCTATTTACTTGGTAGTAAAAAAAATATACAATTTATTAAAGGTGAAGAAAACAGATCCAAGTGGGATAGTTTTCAAACTAACGATGTAATAGAGTCAATAACAGGAGAAACATATGGCTTATAGTGATGCTGTTTTGGATCATTACGAAAATCCAAGAAATGTGGGATCGTTTAAGAAGGGTGACGAGGGTGTTGGAGTTGGACTTGTGGGGGCACCTAGTTGTGGAGATGTTTTACAGTTAAGTATAAAGGTAAATGATGTTGGAATTATTACAGACGCCCGGTTTAAAACTTACGGCTGTTTAACTAGTAATGCTCCTGTTAATACTCCAACCTGCATTAAAAAAATAAAAGATTTAAAAATCGGCGACGAGGTGTTGGCCTGGAACGGTGAAAAAATTGTTAATCAAAAAATACAAAATATAATTAAACATTCGGTTGATGTTGATGAGTTGTTGATTATTACTTTTAAACGCGAGACGAGTAGAAAAAATACCAATCCTGGCACCTTCTCATTAATTTGCACAAAAGAACATATATTTTGGAATGCCGATAATACACCAGTAGAAGCACAACAACTACAAGTAGGTCAAGAGTTGTATGAAATAACCGAACACGAGTTACGAATTCTTACAAATAATAGACATCGCACAGAACTCAAACAAAAAAATAGCAATAGAATGAAAGAATGGAATCAAATTTTTGATCATTCAGTATTACCACAAAATCAATCCGGGTATGTGTGTAAAGATTTAGAAACCAAAAAGAAAAAATCTAGGATTGCTTCTTTAAAAAATTGGAAAGATTCTGATTATGTCAAAAAATGGCAACAGGGAATGGCACGAAGAGATTGGTCTAAACCTACTAGTATTGAACAAAAATATATTGATTTATTTGAAGAAAACAATGTAGCAATAAAATGGAGTGCTGGAAAGATATGGATTCAAACTGATGCAGGACCAGCAAGCCCAGATTTTATTGTTCCTGGTAAGAAAAAATGCATAGAAGTGTATACAAAGCGTATGCCCAAATTCATGCAAGATAGGTCAGAAGAATCAAATTATGTAGTGAATCGTCGCAAACAGTTGGCCACAGCCGGCTACGATTCATTATTTTTAGCAATAGAAGATATTGATAAATCATTGTCAGAAGTGCAAAATTTCATTCATAACGGAATGAAAATTGTAGATGTTTCACCAATTACTCATTTAAATCAGTTACGCGGTTGTGAAAGAGATGGAAAATCAGTTGTGGTATATGATTTAAAATTAGAGGGTGGAGCTCATGTGTTTTTCTCTAACAGAGTTGGGTCACATAATTGTGGATCGGCTATTGCATCATCCAGTCTTATCACTGAATGGGTCAAAGGGAAAACACTGGACGAAGCAGGAAGCATTAAGAACAGCCAAATTGCTGAAGAGTTGGCGCTCCCGCCCGTCAAAATACATTGTAGCATATTGGCAGAATCCGCCATTACAGCGGCAATTGACGACTATAAGAAAAGACATAACCTAACATAGAACAAATAACTTTGCTAAATAAAGTTATGAATAGGTGTAAATGTGGTTGTGGAATATCACTTAGAAAAGATAATAGAACTGGATACCAAAAAGGTCATAAACCATGCCCTATTTGCGGTACACTGATAAAGGGCTCAAGTATAGAGTGCTGTTCAAAATCTTGCTCTGCTAAACTACACTGGCAAAGAAATCCAGATATGGCAGAATCTAGAACCTGGAATGCTGAACGATATGCTACTAGAGAACAGAATAGAGATACTTGGGTTAAAAACTTGTCAAATGCTTGCAAAGGTAGAACTCCTTGGAATAAAGATACGCAAGGATTACAAGTAGCGTGGAATAAAGGGTTACCTGGTAATTTTAAGGGAAAGAGGCACAGTTCTGATTATATTGAAAAAGTTAAAAAGACCAATCTTGAAAGATATGGTGTAGAAAATGTTGGACATTTTGCTAAAACTTCTCCTCGTAGTAAAAAAGAAAAATCTCTAGAAACAATTTTAATTGATTATGAGATCAATGTTAAAATTGGAAAATACAAACCAGATTATGTGAATGAATCAACTAAACACATAATAGAAATTTATGGTGATTACTGGCATTGTAATCCAAAATTATTCAATAAAGATTTTTATCATCCTCAGCTGAAAAAGACAGCCGAAGAAAAATGGTTATTAGATTTAACTAGACAACAGTATTTTGAATCTTTAGGATACACAGTAGAAATAATATGGGAAAGCGAATTAGATGATTACCGTAACCGACACGGCCAGTAAAAAGATTGCGCAGAATCTCCAACGCCGCGGACACGGTGTGGGTATCCGAGTGGGTGTGCGCACCACTGGGTGTTCGGGCTTGGCCTATGTGTTGGAATATATAGATGACATAACCAAGACTTCTGGGGCCATCGATCATGCTCATGACGATTTTGTCATAAGAATAGACCAACGTGATATTGCCTATCTCGAAGGCATGACCATAGACTATGTGCGTCAAGGACTCAACGAAGGATTTGAATTCGTGAATCCCAACGAACGGGATCGTTGCGGGTGTGGAGAAAGTTTTCGCGTATGAAAATCTGCATAGTAGGATTTCCTAGATCTAGAAGTAGTCTTCTTTTAGAAGCTATCGGAAATCATCATGGAATACCTATTTTGGGTCAAGACTTGGAACAGATTGTTAGCTTACCTAACATAGCCCCACACTCTGAGCAGTACATGAAATTGCTGGCTGGAATACTAACCAAACCGGTTGGAGTAATAAGATTACATCCTGCTCAGCTTGCATACAAAAAAATCATCTGCGAATTTGACCTGTTTAATTTTGAACAGTACACCCACATCTATCTAACTGCTAGACGGTGTATAGCAGATGCAATCAGCAGCAATTTGGTAGCCCGCCATCTAAATATGTGGAACTACAATCAAGATAATCCGTCTCTCGAATTTGTGGAGCCTATCGAACTAACCGAGCAATATCACAAAGATGTAAAACATTATGTGTATAGCGAGCATATTATGGCCGAATTACAATCGTATTTCTTGAATAAAAATATTAAATTCACACAGTTATACTATGAGGATATTCCAGAATTTGTTAGAGACAATCTTGGAAATACCGATGTGTCTCATGTGAAGACCAATTATCAATACAGTACCATAATTAAAAACTACAATAGCATAATGCAGTTATACCATATCTACAAAGAACAGTTACAACAGTTGACATTGACGCAGTGATAGTGTTATAATAACACAATGTACAATCCTCGATTCAATTACCAACCCATACCCAGAGAAACTGTGGATGGTCGACGCTTGTATGCCACACCCGATGGCGGTCGACTGCCCAGCGTGACTACCATACTGGAGGCCACCAAACCTGAAGAGAAACGCCAGGCATTGCAAAACTGGCGCAATCGTGTGGGGCATACACAGGCACAGGCCATCACGACTGAAGCGGCCAATAGAGGCACCAGGATGCACAAGTATCTGGAAGATTATACAAAAACAGGTGCCATTGCTGATCCTGGATCCAATCCTTATAGCCAACAAAGCCATACCATGGCACAGACTATTATAACAAACGGTCTGTGCCACGTGAGCGAGGTCTGGGGCTATGAGGTTCCGCTGTATTTTCCTGGCATCTATGCCGGAACCACGGATGCCGCTGGTCTACATCTGTATCAACCGAGCATTCTGGATTACAAGCAGACCAACAAGCCCAAACGACGTGAGTGGATTGAGGACTATTTCTTGCAACTGTGTGCCTACGCCGAAGCGCACAATGCAGTACATGGCACCGACATACAAAAAGGTGTGGTACTCATGTGTGTCAAACCCGAGATGGATGACCAAGGTAACTTGATCACTCAGCCGCAATATCAAGAATTTGTCATTGAGGGCGCCGAGTTTGAACTGTATCGCCAGCTATGGTGGCACAGGGTTGAACAGTACTATCTAGCGAATCACTGATTGACTGGGACACCGCCCAGCACTTCGTTGCCGTCAGCATCGATGTCATTGGGTATGTCGATCTGATTGCCGCCTCGGCTGGCCACGATTCCGGCACCTACCAGTTGTTGCATCAAAAAATGCACTTTCATTTCTAGAGTTCTCATCGCTGAATCTGGATCGATTCTTTCATCTCTTTCCCAATAGCCTGCCATACTGTCTCCTGTTTTGTCAGGATATTTAGCCCAAACTAAATACATCATAGACACAGAGGACAACAAATGGCCATAGTACAGATCAGTCAGATCACCAATCGAAAAGGTTTACAATCAGAATTGCCGCAACTGGCTGGTGCCGAGTTTGGATGGAGCACGGACACACGTCAGCTGTTTATCGGAAACGGTACCTTGCAAGACGGTGCTCCGGTCATTGGTAATACCGAGATCTTGACCGAATACAGCAACATAGGTGCTTTGTTTTCTTCCACACAGAGTCAGTTCACGCAAGGCAGTTACACCAGGATCAACGGTCAAACTGTGACCCTGTTGGACAACACTGGGTCCGCAACCACGTTGTTCACGATAGACACAGTGCGTACACCCACTTTCAGTTTCGATTATTCGATTGCTAGATCAGGAGCCTATCGCGTGGGGACTTGGCGAGCGGCCGCAGCCGGATCGGCCACGCTGGCAACTGTGGATTCGGGCACTGAGAACACCAGTACCGGAGTCACGCTTGCTATCACACAGAATCTCACCACCATAACAGTAAGCTACACTACCACCAGTACCGGCAACAACGCGATACTCAACTATTCTATCTACTACCTGGCCTGATGTGGTCCACCAGCTTTCCTGAGCGTTTGGCCGGGTGGAAGAATCTCCGCATGACATGCCAAGATCTGGATGCTCGGACTGCACTAGAACAAATCAATGCTTGGTGGTTTGGTACTCCGTGGCAACCGTATTATCTACACTGGGACGATGTAGAGACTTGGCCTGATCCGTGGGCTCTTTTGAGCGATGATGTGTATTGTGATCTTGCAAGAAGTCTTGGAATCATGTATACTATAAGCATGTTGGAACGTCAGGACCTTGCCGATGCCGAATTGATCATGTCACAAAATGGACATAATTTAGTCTCGGTCGGTCAATCAAAATATATACTTAATTGGAGCCCGGACACAGTAGTAAATACTTCCTCCGATATACAGATACAACGAAGTCTCAAATTATCCGAGATCGCACAAAAATACGAATAGAACAACAATGAACCAAATCACCGTAGTAAAACGCAGTGGCCGTCGCGAACCATTGGATCTAGTCAAATGGCAGGCACAGATAGCCAAGGTATGCCAAGGCATCGCCGACGTCAGCCAAAGCATGATTGAAATCAAAAGCCAGTTGCATTTTTATGATGGAATCACCACCACGGAAATAGATGGAATCACGCTAAGAAGCATCGTGGATCTGATCGACGTAGAAAGCAATCCGGACATAGGCAATGTGAACTATCAGTATGTGGCTGGCAAACAACGACTCAGCATGCTGAGGAAAGATGTATATGGCAGCTATGATCCTCCGCATCTTTACGAAATCGTCAAACGCAATGTTGCTGTAGGCCTGTATTCGTCCGAACTGCTGTCATGGTACAGCGAGGACGATTGGAACCGAATGAACGACATGATCGACCACGACAAGGACGAACTGTACGGATATGCTGCTATCGAGCAAATGATTGAAAAATATCTAGTGCGTAACAGAGCAACAAAGGAAATTTATGAAACTCCACAAGTTAGATACATGGTCGCGGCCGCTACTGTGTTTCATGCCGAAGAACCCAACAACGCACGCCTGCGCTACATCAAGGAGTACTACAACTGTGCCAGTGACGGACTGTTCACTCTTGCCACTCCTGTGCTTGCAGGGCTTGGAACTCCTACTAAACAGTTTAGTTCATGTGTGCTTATACGTGCAGATGATGATCTGGATAGTATTTTTGCATCGGGCGAGATGATGGCCAAATATGCCAGCAAGCGTGCTGGCATTGGTCTAGAAGTGGGACGTCTAAGACCGCTGGGCAGTCCTATTCGTGGTGGCGAAATCATGCACACAGGCATGATACCGTTCCTGAAAAAATGGTTTGGTGATCTACGCAGTTGTAGTCAAGGTGGTATTCGCAATGCCAGTGCCACGGTGTTTTATCCCATCTGGCATCTACAGTTTGACGATCTTATCGTGCTCAAAAACAACCAAGGTACCGAAGAGACTCGTGTGAGACACATGGACTATGGTGTGGTACTCAGCGCATTTTTCTGGCGTAGATTCAAGAACCGAGAGAATATTACATTTTTTGATCCCAATCAAGTGCCCGACCTGTATGAAGCTTTCTACAAAGACACTGCACGATTTGAAGAACTGTATGTGCGTTATGAGAAGCGGCAGGATCTACGTACCAAGACCATGGCAGCCGAGGATGTGTTCAAGGGTGGCATACTCAAGGAAAGAACTGACACCGGTCGAATCTATCTGGTGTTCATCGACAACGTGCAACGTCAAGGACCGTTTGATCCTGAATTCCATACCATTTATCAGAGTAACTTGTGTATGGAGATCCTGTTGCCTACCAAGAGCTTCAAACGCTTAGACGATGACGAAGGCAGAATTAGTTTATGCACTCTTGGGTCGCTAAACTGGGGAGCATTTCGTAATCCAGAAGATATGCGTAGAGCAAATAGAATTTTGTTGCGTTCACTGAATAACATACTTGACTATCAAGACTTCTTATCTATTCAGAGTAAGTTAAGCAACGACGAGATTCGCCCTATTGGCATTGGTATTACTAACTTGGCCTATTGGCACGCTAAACGTGGATTAAAATACGGAACCCCGGAAGCATTAGCCGAAGTTAAAACTTGGACCGAACACCAAGCGTATTACTTAACAGAAGCTACTGTGGAACTTGCTAAGGAGCGAGGAGCTTGTTTACATTCTGCTAAAACACGATACGGACAAGGAATATTCCCGTGGGAATTAAGAGCCGCCGGAGTAAACGAACTTACTAACTTTACGCCAGAACTTGACTGGGAAGCATTACGTGAACAAATGAAACAATATGGTGTTCGTAATGCCACTGTTATGGCTGTGGCACCTGTAGAATCAAGCAGTGTAGTAATCAACTCAACCAACGGCATTGAAATGCCCATGAGCCTTATTACCGTTAAAGAATCAAAAGCAGGATCGCTCATCCAGGTGGCTCCTGAATACAACAAGTTAAAATCAAAATATCAACTTATGTGGGATCAGAAGGACTGTATTGAATATCTTAAAACCGCAGCTGTTATTGCGGCATACACGGATCAAAGCCTGAGTTCAAATACTTTCTATAATCCTGCACACTATCCAGATAGAAAAGTTCCTACTACATTGATTGCCAAGAACTTGATGTTGGCCCATAAGTTTGGCCTCAAAACTCTATACTACTCACTAATAAACAAACAAGGTAGTAAAGGCCAAGATGACGAGGAAGCAACTGAATTGGAAGTGATTGATTTTGACGAATCTGAGGAGGATTGTGTGGCCTGTAAACTATGAACTATCAACAGATTTACACTAATCTAATAATAAGTAAAGCACAACGGGCTAATGGCGGTAATGGACCTGCTAAACACAAAGAAGAATCAAAAAACAAAACTAAAGCATCAATGAAATTAAAGCCGCGAGCTAATAAAGTATGTCCGCATTGTAAAAAAGAAGGCGGATTCTTATCAATGAGTCGTTGGCACTTTGACAACTGTAAGGAAAAATATGTCACGAGCGCAATATGATTTATCAACAAAAACAGATTATACACGCAGGAAAATGTTCCTCGATCCTGCTGGACCTGTCACAATACAACGGTTTGAAGAAATTAAATATCAAAAACTTGGTAAGTTTGAGCAGGAACAAAGAGGGTTCTTTTGGGTACCTGAAGAAGTATCGTTAACCAAAGATGCTAACGACTTTAAAGAGGCAAGTGACACAGTTCGTCATATCTTTACAAGTAATTTATTGCGACAGACTGCTTTAGATAGTTTGCAAGGTCGTGGTCCAGTGCAAGTGTTCAGTCCTGTATGTTCCATTCCTGAACTCGAAGCACTGGTGATGGTGTGGTCGTTTATGGAAACAAACATTCACAGTCGCAGCTACAGTCATATCATTCGCAACATCTACAATGTGCCCAAGGACGAGTTCAATAGAATACACGACATCGAAGAGATAGTGGGCATGGCATCCAACATCGGAACTTACTATGATCGCTTGCACCGACTGAACAGCAACAAAGAAATAGAGCTCGACGTAGACGAACAGGAACACATCCGTGCTATCTGGTTGGCACTCAATGCCAGTTACGGGCTGGAAGCATTCAGATTCATGGTTAGCTTTGCTACCAGCTTGGCCATGGTGGAGAATCGCATCTTTATTGGCAACGGCAACATCATCAGCTTGATCCTACAGGATGAGATCCTGCACAAGGACTGGACAGCTTGGATCATCAACCAAGTGGTCAAAGAAGATCCCAGATTTGCACAAGCACGCATCGACTGCGAGGAAGAAGTTTATGCCATGTACGCAGACGTGATACGAGAAGAAAAGGCCTGGGCCGACTATCTGTTCCAGAAAGGACCAGTAATTGGTCTCAATGCCAACATACTGAAAGATTTTGTAGATTTCATTGCTGTGGGTGCGCTAAAAGAAATTGGTATCAAGTATCGCTCACCGGCACCGCGTACTACGCCGGTGCCATGGTTCAACAAGCATGTGAACACATCAAACAAACAGACAGCGTTGCAAGAGTCAGAAAGCACCAACTATGTGATCGGAGTCATGAGTGATGTTCTAGATTACGACGCATTACCTGCGCTATAATAACTCAAAGGAGAACAAAAATGAAAGCCATCGTATGGTCAAAGAATCACTGCCCCTATTGTGATCAGGCCAAAAACTTGCTGAAACTCAAAGGTATCGAATACGAAGAAAGAAACATCAACCAAGGATGGGACCGCGAGGACCTCATGGCTGCTGTGCCCTCTGCCAGAACTGTGCCACAGATTTTTCTAGACGATAAATTAGTAGGTGGATTTAACGAACTTCGACAACTTTTACAAGGATAGCATGCTTACTCTAGATCAAGTTTACACCATCAAGATAGCCAACGGTGACGAAATAGTGGCCAAGGTGGTCGCTGAAGATGTGGACACGTACACCGTGATCAGACCGCTCACGGTAATTCCCGGACGTGAAGGAATCAACATGGTCAACAGTTTATTCACAGTCGGCCCCGACGAACCAGTCACTATAAATAAATCACAGGTGGCACTGTATGCTGTGGCCAGGCAAGAAGTATGCGACAGCTATCTAGAAGCCACCACTGGCATCAAGCCAGTGCGCAACAAGATCTTGATGGGATAACATGCCAGGCTTTGTACAACGTGTGGGTGATGCTGATGTGGGCGGAGGAGTGATTCTAACCGGCGAGCCCACTGTGTTGGTCAATTTTAGGCCCATAGCCACTGTGGGCAGTTTGGTCAGTCCACATCCTCCTTGCGGCCACCCGGGCGGTGCACTGCACTGTGCAGCCGTGACCACTACCAACAGTCCTACCATCTTGGCCGGATTCCGTCCCATAACCACAGCTGGCACTATTGACACCTGCGGCCATCCGCGTGTGACTGGGGCCTTCACCGTCATAGCAGGATTGTAAATTGACTGTCACTTACCTGACTGCACTGCAACTGGATGCCGCAGCCGGTCTGTTGCAAAACACAGGCCTTGCAGCCAATGCGGCCCTGACCACGGCCATTGGCACCTACAACAGCACCGATCCAATCGGCAATCTGCTGAGTACCTTGGCCAATTCGACCTTGGCCAATCTTTCCAATGTGACCATACAAAGTCTCGAGAGCCTGGCCAGCAACACCTGTCCGGCCTTGGCTGACAGCTTGCCCACCGGCTACACCACTCTGACCGTGGATACCACCTTGTTTACTGGACTGCTGAGCAACACAGCTACATTGTACATGGGTCAAGGGGATCTTACCAAATTTGCACAGGCCCTGAGCCAGGCACAAAGCTATGTGGATCTGACTGCGATCTTTGTCAATTCGGCCATCAATAGCCAGACCTATCTGGGCAACACATTTACCAGCATGAACAATACCATCACGGGTGATATCACCACAGTGAACTTGGCCACTCAGGCTTTTGGTCAGGATCTGGCCAATCTGGGAGACTTGATTAACTTGAACGATCTGGGCAATTTTGGCAGTCCGCTGGGTCTGATACAACAGATATACAGTGTGACTGGCGCCATACCCAGTGTCAGTATCATGTTTGTGGCAGTGGGTATACCAGTCAACGTGGTACTTGGTCTTGTTGACCCCACAATCAGTGTCACTGACAGCATACAACGCCTCATGTACACTGCCATGCAACAGATCACCGGCAACGACCTAGCACAGATACTGAGTGTGTTAAAAGTGACCACTTTGGGTATCACGACCATGGCTGATCTACTGAATCCGATCAAGTTGTTCCCCAACAGCTATGCCAGTCTCACTGTCCCGGCCAAGGGCCAGCCACGACCCATCTATGTCAACAGCACTGCCAGCGTGGATCGGGCCCTGATCAACGAATTGCCATCCTACATAATAAACAGCCTCGCATGATACCCTACGATAGACTCAGCCAGATAGTACCAGCCGACCAGGCTCTGGCCTGCAAGGCCATCAGTGTGAGTCTGAACCAGATCGCCGGCATCACGACCATGACCTTGCCCAGCTTGGCCACTGTGGTCAGCGGCCAAGAGACCACTCGAGACTTGCCGTTAATTTCGGCCCTGACTGTGGCAGTACCGCCTGCGGTGGCCAATTATTTTACCAGCAACGTGGCTGTTGGAACAGGAACAGGAAACAGTATCGTGATCTGTGATGTTCTGGGCACCGCCAGCGGATTTGTCAGTGCCCCGGCTCTGGGCAATACCATATCTAGATTCTCGACCATGGATCTTGCCAGTCTGACCACGATCTATTATACCATGGCGCAGGTGGCATCGGGCATTTGGACCACATTCGAACCGTTGAGTCCAACCGTCACGACCACCACTATCCCGGCAGGCTATCCGGCTGCCGGAACCTATGCCAGCCAAGACTTGGCCATACAGGCTCTGATACCCTTGGCCCAGGCCGAGATTGCTGACCTGATCGTGCGATATCCCACGCAGACTTCGGCCATGAATACCGACTGGAACAACATGGCTACTCAGTTGACCTTGGAAAAACAGTTGCAGGCGCAAGCCGGACTGAATTTTGCCAATCTGGTGCCCAACAGTACCAGTTCCATGTACAGCTTTGTGTTCAACATGAACTCGTATGGAAATGATACACAGGTGGGTGGTCAAGCACAGCTGATCGAAGGTGTGGGCGATCTGACCACATTTACCGGTCAAGCCGTGATAGCTGCCATGCGAGAAGGTCGCAATCAGATTGGTTTGCAATCAGTGGGAATCACCACCAATGGTCCAATTCCGGCAGATCCAAATCCGCCTCCACTACAGGCCAATCTTATACCCAGCACCTACACAGCTCAACAAGCCGCAAATATAGTCGTTGTATAAAAACAACACTTTTCAAGCCCTGTTCGACGGGGTCAATTTTGGTTGACCAAAAACGCCCGTTCGGTTATAATAGTAGTATAGTAAACGAACGGAGTCAAACATGGACCAAATGACTAAACAAATTGAAGGTTGGGGCGAAGTGGGTATAGACTCAGAAGCCAGCCCAGGCAATGGTCGATACTATGTCAAGTGCTATGTCAACGGCCACGACACAGTGGGATTTGACACTGAAGAGGAAGCTCTACTAGAGTTAGAGTTTATAATTCAAGGCCTTAAAGCATACTCCGATCCGGGCAGGCATACCCAATTACGTTTTGGTTGACCAAAAATGCCATTTCGGTTATAATAGTAGTATAGTTAAATTTTTAAGGAGCCCAAATGTTTAATGCAAAACAAACCCAATTGATGAATACCTTGGGTATTGTAAGCGACGCAGATCGCGAGCGCATGTACGAAAATTACTGCGAAATCAAGTTCGAATTACAGGCCAACGGTATGAGATCATACAGTTCTTTCACCAGTTTCCTTGAGAAAAAAGTGCAATTTGCCCTGATGCGTGCCCGTGAAAATGCCGATAAAACCCTGGCACAGCTGGCCTAAAAACGGTTGACCCAAAATGACCCGTTTGTTATAATAGTAGTATAGTCGATAACAAGGAGCTGAAATGACAACAGTACAATACAAAGTGGGCGATGATGTTAGCCACGGTATCGGTGGCGATCGCTATTACGATGGTAAAATTACTCGTATGACCAAGCGATTTATTTTCACCGATTCCGGTCGTCGATACACTCGCAAAGAGGACAAAAATGGTCGTGTTTATTACACGCAGACCGGTTGCAAGTACTGTTATTTGATTCCGGGCAAACACGACTACATGGACCCACATTTCTAATAGGAGAACAACATGGGAACAAGATCACTTACTTTTGTGTATGAAGAAGCATTTAATCCCGGCGACGAACCACAGCCGATCATAAATCTTTATCGTCAGTATGACGGTTATCCTACAGGACACGGCGCAGAGCTGGCTGAATTCTTATCAACGGTCAAGAGCAATGGTATGTCGTGTTTGGCAGCTCAGTTGGTAGCTAACTTTAAAGACGGACCAGGTCAGTTCTATCTTTATCCAGTTACTGCCAAAGACTGCGGACAGGACTATGAGTATCACATCTACCAGCAACAAGATACATTCCGCGTAGTGGTGGGAAATAAAGGCTGTAATATGTTTGGGCTCATCATGAGCGACAAGAACGACTATATCTTTGACGGCAATGTCAAAGAATTTGTAAATTTCTGTACAAAGAAAGAGGAGATTGAATAATGGAATTCAATAAACGAATCAACTTGGTCAAGTACACTTTGACCCCAGATCAGATCATGTCGTGGGTAGGTGGGTTACATGACATACAAGCCGACATGATCGAAGAGGCCCTGGAGGACAAAGGCTTCCTGGGCTACCCAGAAGCAAACCAAATTATCAATCACATACGAGGACTGAAATAATGGGATTAGACATGTATGCTTACAGTTCCGCTCGTGCTGGGCAATACACAGAATTTTGGCAGTCAGCCGAATTGCAGGATGATAAAGAGTTTACCAGTACAGTGGTATCTCAACCTGTAGAAATAGCCTACTGGCGCAAGCATCCTAATCTACATGGCTGGATGGAACGGCTTTGGTATCACCGCTGTCGAGAATCCGGGCAGAATATTGATGAGGACAGCTTCAATGGTATTGAACTGGAACTGACCAGAGAAGACCTTGACAATCTGGAGCATGATGTAACCAACAATCTGCTACCTGGCACCACTGGATTCTTTTTTGGCAGTGACAGTGACGATTACTATCGTGAAAAAGATCTAGCGTTCGTACGGCGTGCCCGTGCCGACTTGTTTTTAGGTCTGCGTGTATTTTACAACTCCAGCTGGTAGTAAATATATGACAACTATAGATTATGGATCAGAACAATTCAACAGGATCAAAGTGGCCGCAGACTGGATCAGAGACCTAGAAGACAACGACAGCCGCAAGCACAAAGAGCTTGTGATTGAACGGGCCCTGGTAGCTGCTCAGTTGGGCTCGGCCAATGCCCAATGTTTCTTGTTCAACTGCTATCAGGCCTACAATCCCTACTATGTGTTTGGTGTCAAGAAAGTTCTAGAAACCAAAGGCTTAGAAAACAGACCCAATCCTTGGCCCAAGTTCTGGGCCATGCTAGAAGGTTTACGCACTCGTAGTCTTACCGGACACAATGCCAAGACCGCTATCGAATCGATGAGTGAACAGTTTGACAGCATAGAATGGAACAACCTATGCCGTAGGGTCATCATCAAGGACCTGCGCTGTGGTATCACAGAAAAGACCTTGAACAAGGTGTTGGGTAATACGGAATGGAAAATTCCTACATTTACTTGTCAACTGGCAACAGATTCAAACGATCATCAAAGCAAAATGACCGGCACCAAGCGAATTGAATGCAAGCTAGATGGTGTGCGTGTGTTGGCAGTGATAACCAAAAACACCATAAATCTCTACAGCCGCAATGGCAAAAGATTTGACAATTTTCCACAGATTGAAGCTGAACTTGAAAGTATCAGACCACAGCTGAACATACATCTGGGCAAGCTGGATGGCAGTGGTATAGTGTTGGATGGTGAAATTGTGGGCGAAAGTTTCCAGGCCTTGATGAAACAGGCACAACGTAAAACCAATGTGGAAACCAAGGACATGACCTACTATGTGTTTGACTGGATTCCTATCGCTGATTTTGAACGTGGTTATTGGAACGCTCAACAACACAAACGCACCAATCTGTTAGAATCAAAAAAAGAAATATTCGAATCTACCCGGTCGGTCCGAATCATGCCTGGTATGGATGTGGATTTAGACACAGCCGAAGGACACGATGTCATGCGCAGGTTTGCTACAGACGCTGTTGCGGCCGGTTATGAAGGTATCATGATCAAAGATGTCAATGCTCCATATGAATGCAAGCGGTCGACATTCTGGATGAAATGGAAACCGGTCATGACAGTGGATTTGAATATAGTGGGTTTTGAAGAAGGTACCGGTCGCAATCGTGGACGCCTGGGTGCTATAATATGTGAAGGAGTAGATGATGATCGTAATATTCGTGTCAATGTGGGCAGTGGTCTTTCCGACGCTGATCGCGATCAATATTGGACCGCCCGAGATGACCTGCTTGGTCGAGTGGTTGAAGTGGCAGCAGATGCCGTCACCCAAAATCAAGATGGCTCTTACAGTTTGAGATTTCCTCGATTTGTGAGATTCAGAGGATTTGAAGCCGGAGAGAAATTGTGAACTTTGGGGATCGAGATGGATTTGATGAATATACAGTGACATTCGTTTGCGGCGGAGACGAGATGCTCCGAATCACTCGAACAGGTTTTTATGTACGTGGACAAAGGCTCGAACAGGATGACTGTGAAGCTGAACAAGTGTATAATAGTTTTACGCAATGGCTGGCGTGGCAACAACTTCAACGATAGGAGAATCAAATGAAAACTCAAACACAGAATCTTGCGTGGTTGCCGGATAAAAAATATTATGAGTATGCCTATCATAAGTTTTTTAATCCTGAAGTCAGCTATGCCGATTGGACGCCCTGGAACGAGTGGAATTATCCTGATAGAGATCTATTGAGATTTGATCATATCATAGGACAGCAAATTGCTCACATACATAACAAGCGTGTGTTGGATGTGGCCTGCCATTTGGGATATTTGAGTTTGTTTTGTTTGCACAACGGTGCCGCGCAGGTGACTGGTACAAACATAAGAGACAGAGAACTGTCGATTGCAAGAGAAATAGTCCAGTTGGCCGGTTATACCAATTGTGAATTCGTAAACTCAAATATCTACAACATTGAAGAATTTTACAAATTGTGCGATGCACATGATACCATATTACTAAGTGGTATATTATATCATGTAAACAATCATTACCAACTGTTGAAAACCATAGCAGACTCATCAGCACAGACCTTGATATTAGAATCCAGTATCGAGCATGCGATCGATATTGCAGAGTATCCAATCGTCAACTGGCGCATGGAAAATACTGACAGTCCAACTTCTGGTTTTGAAGACACCCAATCAACTACCTTTGTTGGAATACCAAATCACAAATGGATTGAACAGAGTTTGAAACAGCTTGGTTTCAAACTGACTTACAATGAAATAATTGAATTCAATACTCCAGTTGGCAGGCGTACCAAACGATGTATCTTGGTTGGTCAAAAAATTTAACTTATACGAAAGTGAGCATGTGACATAACAAAAGTAGAGGAAAAACAACAATTGATCGAAACACTAAAATTTACTACACTTACAAAATATCAATGTGGGCGTGGTAGCAACACCTTAACCGATAGGAGAATCAAATGGCATCAACGTTAACAAAATTGACCAAGGTAAATGAATCAATTACCCTCAATCGCTATGACAACGGCTTCATGGTCGAAATCGGCGGCCGAGACAAGAAAGAAGATTGGAAAACTGCCAAGATCATGTGTAGCACCGAAGAAGAAATGATCGCTGTGATCCGAGAGTGGAATTCAATGGACGTGGACAATTAATCATGGCCACATGGACTATCAAAACCTATCATAAAAAAAACTGCCAAGAAGTTGAACACTGGAGTCAAGACAACGGAGATGGTCGGATCACAGTCACCAACGGTTATCGTTACGGTGAGTGGACTGTGGAAACCACTGATGACAATCCTCCAGAATTCGAATTTACAGAAGTACCCGGCGGCAATGGCAAACGAGACAGCATCGACATGTACAACTGCCAAGGCTCCAACATAGAAAGCGTAGATCTTGTCGAAATGTTCGACGGTGGATGTTGGTATGACGTGGAAATCGAAGGGCTGGATGACGAGGCCGAAGAAGAAATCCAGGAATTCCTTGATGAAAACAGTACCTGGGATCTCGAAGATCGCGAACAAGATCCTTGGCACCATAGCGACACTGAATGCTGGGTCTGGGGCCCGATCGAGATCTCTAACACAGTGTCTGGTGAACGTGTACGCATTATTTGTGCTGATGCGGATGGCAACGTGGTAGATTTCAAAGAGGAAGATTGATTTGGTTAAAAAAAATGCATTTTGGACCTGGTTTGAACAAGAAGCCGAGCCCAACCTGGCGCATCGAGCCAGCACATTTAGGCAGATGTTTGAATATCTGGATCAGCAATCGGGTCCGATTTGTATTATAGAAACCGGGTGTGCCAGAGCAGCCGGTAATTGGGCCGGTGATGGACAAAGCACTGTGTTGTTTGATAGATACGTGACCGAACGTGGTACAGACAGCCAAGTGATCACTGTGGACCTGAGCGAACAATCGGTAGTGGCCTGTAGGCTTTTGGTAGGTGATCAAACCACAGTGGCACAGGCCGACAGCGTGCGTTATCTGGACCACCTGGTGCGTACTGCCGATGGCCTCCACCCCAATTTGGTCTATCTTGACAGCTACGATCTAGATTGGGATTACTGGTTCCCCAGTGCTGCACACTGTCTCAAGGAATTCTCGGCCATACATCCTTTGCTCAAACCCAACACACTGACAGTGACAGACGACAGTCCTGCAGTCACGCACATCATGGAATCCGGAGAACGCACAATAATATCCGGCGCCAAGCCAGCCGGCAAAGGTCGCTTGTTGGCCGAGTATGCACAACAGGTTGGTATTGAACCCTTGTTTGCACAGTATCAAATAGGATGGATCGGACTTTGAACCAGTGCTCGGTCTGCAACTGTGACTACACCGATGATGAAGGTGGCATAGACGGCCACTTTGGCATGTTGCCAGTGAGTTTCTGCCCTACCTGCTTCAGTTGCATGTGCGACATGGCCGGCCAGTTTATGGATCAAGAACATCCTGAACACGATGAACTGATCGAACATCTCAAAGGTGTACGCTACATTGTGATAAATGGAAATTATGGAGGGTTTGGTCTCAGCCGAGCCGCCGAACTGGCCTATCTAGATCGCACCGGAACAGTTTACACATTAGTAGATCGTGAAGATCGTGCTTCAACCATTCAACAAGGGCAACGTATCATGATCAACGGACGATATTGGAGCAGTCAAGCTATTGAAGCTATTGAACGCGATGATCCGGTACTAGTCAGCGTGGTGCGTGAAATGGGACCAGCGGCCAATGGCGAACATGCAGATTTGGCCATAGTACAAATTCCGGCCAACATTGAGTGGCAGATACAAGAATACGATGGTCGCGAATGGGTGGCTGAAAAACATCGCATCTGGAAATAAAAAAAGGTTAAATACACCATGATATTTGGATCTGTTATTCTCGCCACCGCATTGTTGCTCAGTACTGTGGCTGCTTACTACTCAATCATGGGACTCACGGCCATATTTGCTGCGGCCGTGCTACCGGTCATGATCATGGGTGCCATCCTGGAACTGGGCAAGGTCGTGACCACAGTATGGTTGCACAACAACTGGTCTAGAGCCAGTTGGGTATTCAAGACCTACATGATTCCGGCTGTGTTCTTTTTGATGCTGTTGACCAGCATGGGCATTTTTGGACTACTGTCAAAAGCTCATTCGGATCAAAGCCTAGTATCAGGTGACGTCGCAGCCAAGATTGCCATATACGATGAAAAAATTCAAACTGAAAAGGACAACATAGATGCAGATCGCAAGGCTCTCAAGCAAATGGATGAGGCTGTGGACCAAGTTATGGCACGCTCAACTTCGGAAGAAGGGGCAAGTAGATCCGGTGCAATTCGCCGAGGCCAGCAGAAAGAACGTGCTCGCCTCGCTCAGGACATTACAGCGAGTCAGCAGAGGATCGCCTCTCTCAACGAGGAGCGGGCACCTATTGCCGCAGAAGTTAGGAAAGTGGAAGCGGAGGTCGGACCGATAAAGTATATAGCGGCCCTGCTGTACGGTGATAATCCTGACAGCAATGTGCTGGAACGTGCAGTGCGCTGGGTGATCATTTTGATCGTGTTGGTTTTTGATCCCTTGGCCCTGTGCCTGATCTTGGCCGCCAACAAGCAGTTTGAATGGGCTCGACAAGGCACAGGAGGATTCGTCCACGACACATCCGCCTATCCACCCAACGATGGACCCCTCACAGACAAACAGATCGAACAGCTACGACAACACAGCAAACAACAACAGCCCACTGGCCCGGTCCGAGCCAAACAAACCCTATTTCAAGATTTTGAAGCAGTTCGAGAACCCAACAGCGACTGGATACAGACTGGTCCAGTCTTTGAGTACCATGATGACCATCCCGAATATGAATGGGATGATACACTCGATACCGATGTGGGTGAAAAGCCAACAGAGGAAGAAAAAGCCGCATACGAACAGTTTGTAGAGACCCGGAACGCTGGCAAATATCCAGAATCAGATTTACCAGAACCAGTGCAGGCTGAAGTGGCCTCGGCCGGTGGCGAGTACGTGGAAGTCAACGGCAAACGGATGCACCACAAGGCCTTTGACCCGGCCAGTATCGATGCTGGCCATGCAGTGGAACGACAGCGTGCAGCCCGCCTACAAGCTGACAACGAGCCCGTCACACAGGCCACACAGGCCGGGTTTGGTACAGACTTTCCGTCTGATCCCAGCAAAGGTGATACCTTTGTGCGAGTAGATCGATTGCCCAGTACTTTGTACAAGTACAACGGTCGTGAATGGATCAACGTGGACAAAGAAACCAGCAACAGCTACCTTTACCAAGACAACTACCTGGACTATCTGATAGCTCGTATCGATTCGGGCGAGTATGATCCTGAACTTTTGAGCGACACCGAGCGTGAAGCCATAGCAAGACGACTAGATATCTGACTGTATGGCCACACCAGACAAGTGCAGCTTCTGCATCAAGCACAAGGATCAGGTGGTAAAACTGATCGTGGTTGATGATGCAGCCATCTGCAACGAATGTGTGGACCTGTGCAGTGGACTGCTGACTGATCCCAAGAAAAACACACGCAAGCGTGATCGCAAATTTCGTATACCGGACCCAAAAGAGCTGTATGAATACCTGGATCAGTTCGTGATTGGTCAAGAAACAGCCAAGCGTGCCTTGAGCGTGGCCATCGTGAACCATTACAAAAGAATCAGTTATGACGGTCTAGACCTGGAACTGCAAAAAAACAACATCATGCTGTTGGGTCCGACCGGGGTAGGCAAGACCCTTATGGCCCGAGTGGTGGCCAAGTATCTCAACGTGCCGTTCGTGATTGCCGACGCCACAACCTTGACCGAAGCCGGTTACGTGGGTGATGATGTAGATGTGTTGATCAGTCGACTGTATGTTGCTGCGGACGGTGATGTTGATCAATGTCAACGTGGTATCGTGTTCCTGGATGAAGTAGACAAGATAGCACGCAAAAGCGAAAGCAACACCGTCAGCAAAGATGTATCAGGCGAAGGCGTACAACAGGCCCTGCTCAAACTGATAGAAGGCACTCGATGCCGCATCAATCCAGCAGGGAATCGGCGCAATCAGTCCAGTGATTCGGTTGAGATAGACACTCGAAATATCCTGTTTGTGGCCAGCGGGGCTTTTGTTGGTCTGTCGGAAATAATAAAAAAACGCACAGCTGGCACCACTATGGGGTTTGGCGCCAACACTGCCATAGTCTCAACCGATCTTGCACCCATGCCCGACGATCTGGTACGCTACGGACTCATACCTGAATTTGTTGGAAGGTTTTCTGGCACTGTGGTCCTGCAAGAGCTCGATCTCGATCAACTGCGAGCCATATTGATCACTATAAAAAACAATCTGGTAGATCAGTATCGTTGGTTGTTCCAGCAGGACGGAGTAGATCTGGTATTTGATTCAGACAGTCTGGCACTCATTGCCGGTCGCGCACTCAAGTCCGGCACCGGCGCACGTGGTCTACAGGCCGAAATCGAACGTGTGTTGTTGCCACACATGTACGATCTGCCACGCTACAGTCGCAACAACATACTTCACGTGGTCATCAACAAAGATCTGGTAAATACTCCCATGACTCTGTTACAGGAAAACACATGAAATTATATGGTCGATCAGTCTTGGTCAAGGACGACAATGTAGAAAAGGCCTTGCGCAAGTTCAAGAAAAAGATAGCCGATAGCGGTCTCTTGAACGAACTGCGCGACCGCGAAACCTATACCAAACCAACCACTGCCCGTAAAAAGAAAAAAGCCGCAGCGCAAAATCGGTGGCGCAAGCAGTTGCAGGCACAACAACTTCCAAAAAAATTATACTGATCCATGGCCTATTGCAGGATAGTCAATCCCGGAGTGCTACGCTACAGTTGTAGCCAATATTCTCGACAGGCACTACAACACAGCTCGGCACTGGTTCTGTCAGATCTGTCTAAAAATTCATTGACTGTGCATGATTTGACCAGCAATCTGTTGCTGATAGATTTCCTGGCCGAAGGACATGACCCCGACGTGATCGACCCCTTGATCAAGTATCTCAGCACCATGATCGACGTTGCCCAGATACGGGTGTTGTTCAATGCCGCGGTCGACACCGACTCATTGCCCTACCGCGCCAGGTCATTTGTGACCCATTTTGCCAGTTGGGATGGAAGATTTGTCAATGACGGAGATCAAGCCAATGTGGTATTGGAACAAAAATTCCTGTGTCCGGTACGCAGGCCAAGTCTGGGACGGGCCTTGTTTGTCAGTCAATTGTTGTCCGCAGTGCCCAATGTGCGTGCCAGTTTTGGCAGCGGTTTTCCTACACACAGCCGCGATTTTCAAAAACATTTCCCCGATCATGTGTTGCCCATACTGTTCGATGGCGATGCTCAACAATACCAACACAATTTGGCGTCGGACCTGTTCCGCACCTGCCTGTTCAACATCGTGGTCGAAACCAGCAATCAGATCGATACTGAAGGATGGACCAGCATTTTTATAACAGAAAAAACATTCAAGGCGTTTGATCTGTATCAGATACCTGTATGGTTCGCGGTTCCAGGTCTGGTCAATCAGGTGCGTCGGCTGGGATTTGATCTGTTTGATGATCTGGTTGATCACAGCTATGATTCTGAACCGGATCCCAAAATTCGATCCAGTCGGGTGATAGCTCAGATACAACAGCTGGACGCTGATCACAGTCTAGCAGATTGTCAACAGTTGCGCACACAAGTATGGCCACGGCTGTTGGCCAACCGAGACCGGCTGGACCAACTGACTGCTCAATACAATCACACCCAGGATCAGTTGATAGCCGAATTGATTGACACGCAGTGAAAAAACTGTTATAAATAAACATGTAGATGCCGATGGTCGGGTCTACACAGTCATCTTGCTTAATAAAGGAGAAAAATATGACAAACACTTTAACCTTACGGTCTCTTGACCTTCCTTCGATACACAAATTTGGTATCGGATTTGATTCCATGTTTGATGAACTCAATCGAATACAGAATCAACAAACCAACTATCCGCCGTACAATATAGTGAAAATTTCAGAAGACAACTTCCTGATTGAAATCGCTGTGGCCGGATTTGCTCGAGATGAAATCGATATCCAGTTGGAAAATCGTGTGTTGACTGTGCGAGGAACCAAGACAGCATCAGCACATGACTATCTACACAAAGGTATCAGTGATCGTGATTTCGTAAGAAATTTCACCTTGGCCGAGCATGTGGAAGTGAATCATGCAGTGCAAAAAGATGGCATCTTGACTATCAATCTGGAACGTATCATTCCAGAGGAAAAGAAGCCAAAGACCATTGCTATCACTTACTCAAAGTAGTAAACTAGTGTAAATACAGTGGGCGAGTCTCGCCCACTGCTATACAACCAAGGTAAAAGGAACCAGCATGTCACAATCAGACGCCATAACAAAAATAAAAATCAATCACGAGTTGGCAGAACCACCCATGTTCAAGGTCATATACCTCAATGATAGCCTGACCACCATGGAGTTCGTGATTGAAACCTTGATGAGTTTTTTTAATTATACCACCGAAACTGCTGTCAAGATCACCGAAGATATACATACTCTAGGTGCAGCCACTGTGGCAGTGTTGCCATATGAAATAGCCGAGCAAAAGGGTATCGAAGTCACAGTACATGCTCGCACACAAAATTTCCCGCTACAGATCAAGCTAGAACCCGAAGTGCCATAAAACTAGTACAGCATAACACCCGGGCGGACAACTCTCAATCTAGAACTTTATTTCAATGCGTTTGGGATGGTACACCGACTGTTTCCATTCGGTGTTGCCACGTCCGCGACAGTTGTTCACATAACGGACTCCTTGGCTGATACGATCCACTGATTTGTGATAGTGCCCAAAGCACCAGGTGTCAATCTTGTGTTCGGTATCGCGAGTGAGCACAGTGCTCATGAGACTGTTGCCCATGGTGTTGAACCTGTACTCACCACGCAGGTCCAGATCGTGTTCGATAAGCCAGCTGGCTGGCACAGTATGAGTGACCAACACAATGCGTCGCACTTCTTGATGTGTTTGCAATCTTTTGACACTGTTGATCAGATACATGGCATCCTGGTATGCCCTGAGTTCGATTTCGTTACTGACCGGTGCAGGAAAACCATAGCGATCCTGCGTCCAGACTCGGGTTTCTTCAAGATCTATGTCGGCATCAAAATCGTAACTCCACCAACCGTTGGCAGCCAAGATGGCCACACCATTGATTATGACCACATCGCTGTGCAAATAAACCACACCGGGTATGGATTTCAGGGTTTGTTCTACAGCTTGATAACTGCCGTTGAGGTCATCCAGTTGATGTCTATGTTCGTCGTTGCCATCTATATAAAACACAGCCTGGTAGCAACAAGCCAGGTGCCCGAGTGCATCTTCCATGGCTGCTGGATCTCGGCCAACATCGCCGGCTACCACACAATAGGGACTGGTGGCTTGCCCGGTCCAGTCAAACTGCGGCCAGGTATCAACGTGTAGATCAGAAATTAAATCAAAGGCAAATGTCATGATACATATTTAAAAGGAAATGCAATGAACATAATATTTGGAACCGACCTAGTCGAAGGCATAGCGCAAAAACACACCCTGTTGGAATTGGATACCATACGTGTGATATCCACCGGCCAACTGAGCACAGCCTATTGTGTGGTAGAGAAGATACCAGTCGACGAGCTGACACGATTGGAAGAAATGAAAAATCTTCACGATGCCATGTTACAGGATTACAAGACCCGTGCCTGGAACGAGTGTGAAAAGAAGTTGCAACAACTCATGCACGCCTGGGGTACCGAGCTGGACAGTTTCTATGAGATCATGTTGGCCCGTGTCACGGAATTCAAGATCCAGGATCCAGGTCCATCATGGACAGCGGTCGTTGATCGAGACTAAGGCATATCTTGTCAGGATCTTGGGTTTGTGCAGACATTATTTTTTTTATACGATTGATATCTGCAATGTTAGGAAGGAGAATGCTAGTTTCATCAATCAACGCCTGCAGTTTGATAGGATCAGCTGTCTGATCATTCCAAAAATTTAAAAATCCCTGATAATCTTTAGATTGTGATACTTGTTGTATAGCAGTGTCTAGATTGGTTTTGAGTTCGGTTACTACCTGATCAAAAAATTCTGTGCTAAAAAAATGTTTGCGATTATGATCAGCTATGATCTGAGCTTGTGCAACACGTTCTTGGCGTATTTTAGGATCCCAGTTTTCTATATCTCGCATAAGACTGGTAATCTGTTTCAGTCTTGAATCAGAATCGGTTTCAAGGTCGTACTGCTCGGGCCAGATCTCGTCAAAAGTCCTAAATCCATAGTCGCGTAAATATTCCAGACTTCCATAAGTACCGGCCAATATGAATGGTTTGCCTAAAGCAATGGGTCGTAATATTTTTTCTGTCAGGTGCAAGCGCCCGTCGTCAAACAAGGTTTCCAATACCACTTCGATGTCGAACGTATTATAATCGTCAAGATCAAAGTCTGCGCTACTGTTACTGTCGGCGTCGGTTGGATGGAAATATTTTTCAAGATTGTGAATTGGTTTCCATTTTGGGTTATCAAATTGATGTTGTTGAAAGTGTGCTTGACAACCAGGATCTACAGGATTGAACCAAGTACGACAACTATTAACCAAATCGTGGTCTATCAGGTAATCCAAAAATTTCAACCGGTATTCTCTGGTGCCGCCCCAAGATCTGTTGTACGCTAGAAATGTTTTTTGTGGGCAAGGATGTAGTACTACGTGCCGAGCATACCTAAACCAGTCTAGGGCAATAACAGCATGACTCCACCAATAACTTGGTACATAATTATCTTGTGTATATTGTTCTAGATTTGTGCTTCTTTTTTCGCTATGCAACAACACCGACTGTTGACGCATACTAGGGTATTTAAAATGCTTAAATTTTCCAAATAATGAGTCATATCTCACCATATTTTTATAAAAATCATAAGCGAGAGGTTCCTGATCGTGACAGTATATGTGTGGATGCATCACCTCAAGGTAAAAGTCTATAAGCCTTGTTGTAGTCAAATCTAGTAGATTTTTTGACCCGTGCGGGTAAAAACGATAAATTATAACACGATCTTTGAAAATGGATTGTGCAGTATCTTCAATGTACTGATACAGGCGATCTAATGGTATACTCATGACTGGTATTTACAACAGATTTTAACTACATAAAAAAAATGATACTATATCACAAAATCCAAGTTGTTTGGGACGACGAATTCAAGACTCTTGATTATGTGCAAGAACGATTCAATGATCCTGATAAAATAGCGGAATGGAAACAGCTAGGCTATCAAAATGTAGCCACCGGTTTCATGTGCGATATGCGCAGTCCACAACCCAGCTGGAACGATCAGATCGTGCAACAGTTTGTTGACCGTGGTTGGAACGATGTGGGAACCAGTTATTATCGCATGGGGTCAGGAGTCATCTTGCCCACACACCGCGATCTCTACAAAAAATATATCGAACTGTTTGATCTGCAAGGACAGGAATCACGCATCAGACGTGCGTTGATTTTTTTAGAGGACTGGCAACCCGGGCACTATGCCGAGTACGAGGATCATCCATTTGTGAGCTGGCATGCTGGGGACGTGGTTGAATGGGTTTACGATGCTCCGCACATGGCAGCCAATCTGGGTCTGACTCCCAGGTATACTCTGCAGATCACAGGTTGGGTATGATCAATTCTGTCAACGAATGGAGCACACTGAAGCAGGTTGTGGTAGGATCGGCCACTCATGCCAATTGGCCCACAAACGATCCGGTATTTGCCCAGGAGTCTCGCAAGACCACTTGGCATACTTCACCGGTACCGTCCGGTCCGGTAGCACAACGAATCATAGACGAAGCCAATGAAGATCTTGACTGTTTGGCAACTACCTTGACCACATTGGGTGTGGAAGTCTTGAGACCACAGACGTTTGACTTCCAACAAGCAGGGGGCATGTACAACTATTGCCCTAGAGATCGACTTTTGATCTATGGTGACATCGTGATTGACTGTGCCATGATGTACCCGGGTAGAGATATGGAAATACAACAACTGGATTGTGTGATCGAACAGGCTGGTCGAGTGATACACATGCCGAGAGACCAAGGCTTGGTCTTGGATGCAGCCAATGTGTTGCGTCTAGGCGACAGCATGCTGTTTTTGGAATCAGCATCGGGCAATCGCAAGGCCTATGAATGGTTGTGTTTGCAGTTTCCTGAGGTATCAATTGAACTGTGCAACTTTTATTCGGGTGTGCATATTGACAGCACCATAGTGCCGTTGCGTGAAGGCCTGGTACTGTTGAATGGTAGTCGAGTGACCTGGGATAACTGTCCCAGAGTGTTCCAAAACTGGCACAAGATTTATGTACACGATGTGATAGCGCAAGATTTTTATCAGTATCCGTATGCATCCAAATGGATAGCCATGAACATGTTGGTGGTTGACCCACACACAGTCATAGTGGATCGTCATCAGACTGATCTGATCAAGAGTTTGGAAAATTGGCATTTTACAGTGATACCACTGGAACTGAGACACAGTCGCACTTTGGGAGGTGGATTCCATTGTGTGACCCTGGACACTAGGAGACAAACATGAATATCAGCTGGGTATTGGCCGACGCGGCCACTATAGATCCCACACAGGAATTGGAAATTCTCAAACACATTGGACCATTCTGGGGCAGCTGGCGCACCTGGCGTGCCTATCTGACCGACAACGTGATCTGTCATGATCTGGCCCGTGCTGACGAATTGCTCCGGCGCGAATTCCAACGCAGTTGTAATCTTTACATACCCGAATCGATCTATACCGGTCTAGCTCGACCTGATGGTGTACAAGTCTACCAAGGTGATTTTGTTCACGACGTGATCCGTAAAGAAGAAATAGTGGCCATGCACCTGTCGGCCTCGACCAGCGACATCGTGCTGTTGATCGGATTTGACTGGAGCACGCACGAAAAAAATTCCAATAGACTGACAGAACACCAAGCTCAACACTACCTGGGGTTAACTGCCCAGGTCATACGTGATAACCCTGGCACACAATGGGTCTTGATTGATCATGTTGCCGAACTGCACCCAAATTTCTCCAAATTGGAGAATCTGACCCAGGACACTATGGCCGGTGTGCTTGGGCTACTAGCTGGTTGACTCAATAAACAATCTCAGCATATAATATATGCTATGGATACTCTAAAACGAATTGGTTTCTGTTGCAAATGGCTCAACGATCCCAGCGAATGCGGCGGCATGAAAGTGAACGCCGTGGATAGGGAATTGAATGGTCGTAGTACAACCATGCGTTGGTTGCGTGAACATCCCGAGGAAGCCGAACAGCGCCAGTGGGACATCATGAATCACAACACCACGGCCGCTGTGAAAATGATTGAACGTGTGGCCACCTTGCCTGCCGAACGCAGAATGGTTAGACTGGGGTCGGAGATGCTACAGGGCTATACCGAGAAAGACTGGAAAGCGTGGTGGCAACAGATCGATGTGCAAAATCACCTTGAGAGAATATTTGCTTCCATCGGTGAAACGGCCAGACGACTGGACGTGCGACTCAGTTTCCATCCCGGACAGTTCTGTTGTATAGTCAGCAATAATCCTGGTATTGTGGAAAGATCATTAGAAGAATTAGAATATCATGCTGACATGGCTCGCTGGATGGGCTACGGTAAATCCAAGTTGGATTTCAAGATCAATGTGCATCTGAGCGGCAAATTAGGTGTTGCTGGATTTGATACAGCTTGGCAAAAAATGAGCCCGGAACTACGAAATTGTCTTACATTAGAAAATGACGAATATCAAGCCGGTCTTGATGTCCTGTTACCATTAGGCAAGCGTGTTGGCATAGTGCTAGACATACATCATCATTTTATCAATACCGGGGAATACATTAACTCGCAAGATCATCGTATTTCTCAAGTAATTGACAGTTGGCAAGGCGTTAGACCAGCAATACATTACAGTCAATCAAGAGAAGAACACATTGCCGAATTTATTGATATCATGCCGTCGCTGGAACAACTGTTAACAATCACCAACAAAGCCAAATTGAGATCCCACAGTGATTTTTACAACAATAAACAACTCAATGCATGGGCGTTGACACATCTAGAGTGGGCAGATATACAAACAGAAAGCAAGGGAAAAAATCTGGCTGCCGGGCAGCTGTTTAATCAGTGGCAGGAATCCATCTAAATCTTTTTTTTCCGGTCTCGTCGGTATAAGATTTTCTTTTGAGTCCTGCATATTTTATTTTCTTAGTTTCGCAACCGGCAAGTGTTCTGGCTGATCGTTGTGCCGGGGTCATTTTTGCATTTCGTTGAGTCGCTGATTTTTTATAAGACTCTATTGCTGCTAAACTGCGTTTTTCGCCTTTGCGAGATTTGAGAGCATTTATTTGATTTTCTCTCAATTTGGGATCCTGCCATCGTGCTTGCATTGATTTTGAAATGGATTCCGCGCCAGCCCTTGTTTTATTATTCTTTCCTCTATTAGCATCACCACATTTTTTCTTGTTAGCGTCAGTATGAGTCTTGCCGTGGAATCCATTTTGTTCACCAAATAATATTGGAGGATTAGCGTTTTTGCAAATGTTGGTTAAATTTTCAATACCAATATCTTCTATCAACTGTTCTTCAAATTGTATAGATTGTTGTTTGGTTAAGTTGGTTTCGACCAATTCGACTCCGACTTCAAGACCCATTGATTGTATTTTTCTAATAACTCGATCTTTGTGCGGATTATTACACCCACTGGTAAATTTCAAGTGCGACCAAGCCCGTTGTTCTTTGCCTTCGCCCACATAAAACGTCTTTCCGTTTCTTGGATCAATCAGTCGATATACATAATAATTGTTCATAATAGTATTTAGTGTATTGGCGTCAGACTTGATATTTAGTATATTTTATGCTACAATAAACAATGGATCAATTTCAAGCATGGCCACCACCTAACAATTGGACCCAGGTAGTGATACCATGGAGTACCATGTTGGCCCATGCGAACCACAGCCCGCATGAGATTATTGAATGGGTTGAATGTCAACCTGGTGGGCAGTATCATCTGCACGGTTATCGGTCTGTGGAAGGATTTGCTTTTAGATTTGAAAATCCCCAAGATGCTGTATTTTTTAAATTACGATGGGAAATATGAAACAGACTATGTTGGGTATGATTGCGTATGTACGCAACGATTATCAAGCCAATCGAACTAGATTTTTTGCCGAGCTGTTTGCCTGGTTATGTAGCGTGACCTCGGCAGTGACCTTTGCGGCCACTGTGCCTGATATTCCTTTGATACCACTGTACATGGTGTTTATCAGCGGCTGTGTTGCAGCCGCTTGGGCCTGCTGGACTCGTAGGAGTTTTGGACTGCTGTCTAACTATGTGTTCATGATCGTGATTGACTGTGTAGGTCTCACACGCCTACTGCTTCACTGAGATTTTTTGGCTCTGGGCTTGCGCGGTTTGCGTTTGGCAGTGGTCGCAGTATCGGTCGCAGCTGGTTTGGCCACTGGTTTTTTGACCGGTTTGCGTTTGACAGGCGCTGTGTCGGCTGGCTCAGGTGTTGTTTCGGGCTTGGCAATAATACCACCAAAGGTTAAATTGCCCTTTGCAGGCGTTGTGTCGGCTGGCTCAGGTGTTGGTTCAACATCGGCTGGCTGACTCTTGGGTGTAGGCCATGGCCAATGTCCAGCAGGATCCACTTTTGGTTTGATACCGAACAACTTCTTTAAAAATGATTGCATACTGATCTCCTTGTGTCTGATATTTAGTTCAATTTTGCCGAACCTCGAAAACTTATATTATATTTGTTGTGTTGCGTGGTAAATATCAGTACAATTACTATTAGTGAAAACCACTATAGTCCAACTCAAGGAAAACACACAATGTTAAAACTTATCAAATCACTTGCCCGCTTGTTGACCACAACCGGTTCTATCAGTACCGGACTGGATGACTACATCAACAGCAAACGACCAACCAGTGTGGCCGAAATTGAAAATCTTACTAGACAATATCTAGCAAGAGGCGTTTGCGGTCGAATCATATGATAACTACCCGATTTCTGCCATCGGCAAATTTTGATCAATACGGTGAATGGATCAAACGGCAGGATCAGGAAACACGCAATTTGTATTTTGGTATGGCCACGTCTGACGCTGTGATCGACAGCCTCATGGACCGTGTACACAACAATTTGCATGACCACCGGATTCTGGTAGCTCAGGACGGAAATCAATGGGTGGGAACATTGCACATGGCCATGTCCGGACGTACCGTAGAATTTGGTCTCATAGTACGATCTGATTGTAGGGGCCAAGGCATTGCATCCGTCATGCTGGAACAGGCCTTGACCTGGGTCAAGAATCGCGGCTATCAAGAGCTGTTCATGCATTGCCTGGGGCACAACCGTCCGATACAGCATCTGTGTGCCAAGCACGGATTACCGGCACGCAACATGCACGGTGACAGCCAAGTACATCTAAGATTGAGTCCGCCCACTTGGTTGACCATGATCAGCGAAATAAACACCAACTATAAGAATATCTGGTACAGCTGGTTGCAAAAAAGCTGAATAATATTTCAAGAGATATCAGACTAAGTACTAGATGAACACAATCATCGCTACCCTGGTCATGACACACATAACCATAATATGTGTGACACTATACTTACACCGCAGCCAAGCACATCGCGGAGTCGAATTCCATCCTGTGGTGGCACATGCCATGCGTGCATGGTTATGGTTGACCACGGGCATGATCACACGACAATGGGTGGCCATACACAGAAAACATCACAGATTCAGTGACCAACCAGGAGATCCGCACAGCCCGCATGTGCATGGTATCTGGAACATTGTGACACGTGGAGTCTGGTACTATGTGACCGAAGGACGTAACACTCAAACCATGATGGCCTATGGTCGCGGTACTCCAACTGATTGGATCGAACGGCACCTGTACACCAGATACAACTGGTTGGGCGTGGCTGTGATGGCAACCATTGATATGGCCGTGTTTGGTTGGACAGGAATGCTGGTTTGGGCGGTGCAAATAGCCTGGATTCCATTCTGGGCCGCAGGTGTGGTCAACGGCATTGGACACTGGGTTGGCTATAGAAATGGCCAAACACGTGACCAAAGCAGAAATGTTGTGCCCATCGACCTTGTTGTTGGTGGTGAGCTATTGCACAACAACCACCATCTTGATCCTGCCAATCCACGCTTGAGTCGACGCTGGTGGGAATTTGATATTGGTTGGATGTATATACAGATACTGCGTGGACTGGGACTGGCCACACTGCGAACATGAATTTAACCGGATCCGTAGGAAAATGTTGCAGTACAGCATATAATACATAAATATGTTGCAGCACAACAAAACATTTAACCCAAGGAGAAAACAATGTTCGATGTAGAAAAGTTCATAGATGCAGTACAAGATGGAAAAAAACAAATCACCGAAACTGCTCTCAAGCAGACCGGTTTGGTAGACCCAATCAACCAGATCATCGATGCCCAAACCACATACACCAAAACCATGGTCAACGGCATGTCCAAAATGGTCAAAAATCTAGCTGAGAGTGCCAGCCAGACATCAAGTTCCATGCAGGCTGGCTTGACCGATATCAACGATCAATGGTCCAAATTTATCAATTCAATTGGTTGGACCACTGGCTCTGCCAAAAACAAGTAATCCAACTCGATTGACCTTTTAATCCAGCTCGTGCATAATATGTGCATAAGCTGGATTTTTCATATCTAAACAAAGGACAATCATGAAAAAACATATCTTGGCCCTGACCGCACTTGCGCTGTTGTCGGCCTGTAGTTCAACCAAATCCTCCAACACCACAGCAGGCATCAATCCTGGCACCACAGCTACCACGGCCATCAGTGAACAGCGTGCCACCAGCGATTTCAAGCGCCAGGGCATCCGTGTGCATTATACCTTGACCGGCAATTTGGAGGCCATCGAAGCCACTGGTTATGCGCCAGTTTGGGGCAACAGCGAAAATGCCTTGCGCGAATCTTACCGTGTGGCTGAGCTGGAAGCCAAGAAACGCATGAACGACTTTATCCACAAGGAAACCATTACCAGTGCAGTATCGGTCAAAATGATCAGCCAGAATCTAGAACAGGCCAAGGATCAAAAAAGCAATCAATTCACGTCCAATCGAACAGGTTCGAACGAGCTGATTGCCACCGATGACATCGATGATGTGGCCAATAAATCAGCCACTGTGGCTGACAACAACACAGCCGCACGTACAGATGCCTTGAAAATTTCCAGCACAGTCAATACCACTATCACCAATAACAATCAAGGTATCCTGGGCGGACTGTATCTCAAAGAAGGCGAAGTGATCAACAATGGTCGAGCTGTACAAGTGGTCATGCGCTGGGATGCCCGTCATCAAGACATCCGTTTGCAAGTTCGTGGCATGATGATGCAATAACATGCGCAGATTGATACTGGCGTTGACTACCACAGCTATGATGTGCTCGGCGCAAGCACAATGGTCTGCCTTGGCTCCTACACCGTTTGGCATAGTCATGACTGTGGGGCAATGGATCTTGTTGGACAGCAAACGATTGTACTATATCGAAGTAGAAGGACAAGGTGTCGATGCCCAAGAAGCCAGGCTCAACGGATTTAGACTGGCCGTTGAGCAGGCGTTGGGCACAGTGATAGCCTCTGAGACCCAATCGGTCAACAGTCATATCCGGCGCGATGAAGTGATTTCGTATGCAGCCGGATTTGTGGATCATTACAAAATAATGGACACTGTGCCAGGCACTCCGGGATATCGTGTACGCATGCAGGTATGGATACAACGAACCAATCTGGCTGAACGCTTGTTGGCACAGGATCGGACAGCAGGACAGATCGACGGCAATCGGGCATCGGTGTCAATTGACACAGCCGAATATTCAAGATCGCAAGGCGACCGAGTCCTGGGCACAGTGTTGAACGACTTTCCGCGTCGCAGTTTTGATATCGAGCTCAAGACCACCCGTACCGAGATCACTCAATCGCGTGTGCCCGAATTGGTCATACCTTTTGAACTGCGATGGAACCGTCGCTATGTGGACAGCTATACCACGGCATTAAAAACAGTGAGCACTTGCGGTTGGAACGGATGTGAAACTGATCGGCTCACCCAGGATTTATTATATGAGCATTTGGTGCAGAGCCAGCCGCGGGTGCTAGTGACCATACAGAGCCAGACCGGCCACGTGGTGTACCAGGACTGCCTGGATTACGTGGCCTTGACTCACAGCAACTCCAATCTTGCGCACTACTTTGTGGAACTGCCAACAACTGGTGTGTGGTTAAATCCTGGCATGCGATTGCGCAGTGAAATAACTCTGCCAGTACAAGGACTGACTGTGAGTGATCTGGGACGAGTAGAGCTACAGGTAGTTAGATTGACAGAATGTTCAAAACCCATGCTATATGGTCGTAATCAGTAGCAAATAGTTTAAAAATCCATTATAATATATGGATACACTACCATCAGGAGATCACATGCCCGCTTCAAACGAACTAGACAGCATCAAAGATGCTAGCCAACAGTTGCAAGATGTTGGCATGTACATATTCATGGGCGATGTTTCAGCTGAAACTGTCAAGCCCATAGCCGAATGGATCTTGGTCGAAAATCATGCAGTCAAGAAAAAGAAAAAAGAACTGTTGCTCATGATATGCAGTCCAGGAGGCGAAATGGAACCAGCGTTTGCCCTGATCGATATCATGCAGTCCAGCAAGATTCCAGTCAAGACAGTGGGTCTGGGTCAGATAGCCAGTTGTGGACTCATGATATTTCTGGCAGGTACTCGGGGTCGACGGGTGCTTACACCCAACACATCAATCTTGAGTCATCAGTATAGTTGGGGAACTGAAGGCAAACATCATGAACTGTTTTCCATGACCAAGGAATTTGACTTATGCCAGACTCGCATGATTGAACTGTACAAAGCAACCACGGGACTGGATGACAGTGTGATACGGGAACGACTGTTGCCGGCCACAGATGTATGGCTCAGTGCCAACGAAGCACTGGCACTGGGTATCTGCGATTATGTGTCGGATCTGGGCAAGTAGATCAACGTTGGCGCTTGCGTCCCAGAGACTTTTCAGTACCCAAACGTCCGTTATCGCCTGTGGCCTTAACTGAGCTTCTGGGCGGAATATAATCAACCAGCTCGCCGGCTTTATCAGCACTACCTGTAGTGGCAGAGTCTTCTTTGTTAGGTACAGCCTTGGGTTCCTTGTTGATATTGAATACCAGTTTGCCGCCCGAACTGGCAGTTGAGCTGTAACTCTTGGATGCCTCAAGGGTAACTTCGGTAAACAGCTTGCTGGGCCATACTGTGTTGAATCCCTGGATCACAAACTCGTCTCGACCTTTTTTGGCTTCGGTATACATCTGCACAAAGGCTGAATTGTTCAAGATATCAGCAGCAGCCTCACTGAAATTGGTCTTGGTATTGATCTCGTTGCAGACTTTGTAGGCAATACTGGACACCATGTGATTGATTGGTATGATCTTGCTGGCATCGTCAGCGGTGCGGTCGTGATAGATTTTTTTGAGATTGACACTTAGCCCCGGTACTTGATCAATATCAAAGTTTGGGTCCCCGCTGTATTTTGTCAAGTCCATGACTTGTTTGGCTTCTGCCTGGGTGATCATGCCTAAATCTATGGCCAGCTCTAATGGACCAGTGTTGTGATCCCCTCGATCTATAGTTTCCAAAATGTCTATGGTATCAGCATACTGTTCTCTAAATTGTGTCATACCGGCTGCTTCAAGTTCGCGCACACTTTTTAATAGATTTACGCTGGATGCCATGGCACCCTTGGCCCCTTTTGAGCTCAACTTGATCTGCTTGCCAGCAGGATTGATCAAGAGACTGTCGTAGAGATTTCCTGAAACCGATTGATTGAAACTGACCACACAATCTGCAAATGACCCATCCATGAATACCTCGGCAGCCTTGGCAGCGTTTCCTCGTACCGGAATACCACGTATCAGTACTATAGGTTGTAGCATTTCGCAAAAGTAATCTCTGAAGCCGGCAAAATCCATGTTACCGGCTGGCACTGTGACTGGAAAACTGTCGGCGCTAGAAACTATTTCAGCGGCACGATATTCTGCGCTGTCCAATCCAAACCTATCTCCAATCTGTACCAGGATGGATTCGGGAGTTTGGCTCTTGAATTCGGTCAAAACATCGCTGGGCTTGTAACCTGCTTTTTCTTTGCTGCCACGAGCATCACCTTGGCTGAATCCGCCTGGTATGTCATCGGTTTGGAAGAATTTGTTTTGATCGTGGACAGGTTTGATGGTTTGTGCGAATTTGGCCAGATAGCGTGTGCCAACCGCGGTATCAAATGTTGCAATGGCAAATGCTCGATTGCTGTTGCTAGGTTGATTGACCTGCTCAATGGGATGACCGATCTCTGCTTGGACCTGATCAAAAACACTTTCTGTTTCTTCTCGAGTGGCATAATTGCCTACTTTGGGATAGAATGTGAGATTTTGGAAAACGATTTGGTCATCTGGATTATCTCCTCGCTTGTACACAGCACCAGGTTTACGGCCACTGAGTCCGCGGCTTTCGGCCAGATTATCGAGTAAGTTTAAAAGATCGCGCATTTGATTTTTTCAATTAAGTATAATATACTTATGGAAGATCAACTATATACTAGTTCAAATTCACCACCAACTACTACACATGCCCAATCAATCTATATTTTGCAACTCTCCATGGTACGAACTCCATGTCTATTGGGATGGTAGTCTAGGAATCTGTTGCCAAGAATCTCACAAACTGTATTCGCCAGATCAGACACAATACAATATCAAACACATGACCATCATGGAATGGTTCAACAGCGAGCCAGTACGAAATTTTCGCAACAGCATTTTAGGATCAAGCAAGGTTTCTCAGTGCAGTCGTTGTTATAGTGAGGAGGATCATGGCGGTAACAGCCGGCGTTTCAAAAGCAATCAAAAGAGCGTAATCTTTACTCGTACTGCGTTTAATGACAGTTTTCCACAAAGTCCTGGTTACAAACATTTTTCTTACAGTGCCGACCATGACGGTTATTCTACCAGGCATCCAATAGATTTGCATATTGATCTAGGAAATTTTTGCAATTTGGCTTGTAAAATGTGCGGACCCGAAGCCAGTAGCACCATTGCCAGTCAGCAGGTCAAGTGGGGCATAGAATCCAGTAGATCATATCTGGGCACTGACTGGACCAAGGACCAGTCAGTCTGGAACGATTTCAAACAGCAGTTGTTGGAAATACCACAACTGACCAACCTGCATTTTATGGGTGGTGAGACCTTGTTGACTCCGAGAATGGAGGATCTGGTAGATACCATGATCGAGCATGAAAAATTTGATCTGTGTTTCAGTTTTGTTTCCAATGGCACTGTGTTCAAGCCTGATTTGTTAAACAAACTGAAACAATTCCGTCGCGTGGGCATTGAGGTCAGTATAGAAACTCTGGACGCTCGTAATTCGTACACTCGTCAAGGCACAGATACTGCACAAGTTTTGGAGAACATTCAACTTTATCTTGATTATTGCAACAACAGCTCGATCACACTGACGTTGAGACCGGCAATAAGTCTGCTGACTATTGGGTCCTATGTTGGACTGTTACAGTATGCTCTGGATCGCGAATTGATTGTAAAAGGCCTGATCTGTCAGACGCCTAGATTTTTGAGTGTGGAGATATTGCCTTCTGAGATAAAACAACTGTATCGACCGCAGTTTGAAACATTCCTGGAATCGATTGAAGATGTGGAAATTGGTGGTGATTACAATGCCAGTGATCCGCACAACTACAAAAAAATAATCAAGGAACAGGCCAAACTGTGTTTGAATCTACTGAAAACCGCGACACCGCCCGACAGTGATCAGCAGTTGGAATTGATGACTCGCCATTGCGAACGTTGGGATCGTGTGTACGGGCACGACGCCATGCTCCTGTTTCCTGAATTACAAAACATACTGTCGCAACACACCTATGACATATCCAGTTAAACTGTCGGTGGTATTACGACCCATCTGGCACGCCGAACCGCCGCAGATACGGGTAGGTATTGAACCCGATCTGACCAAAATTTGGTTGACAGAAACTACCAAATTTGATTTTGAGTTTGAAACTGATCAGCCAGTCTGTCTAAGCGTGGAATTTTTAAACAAGACTGATCAAGATTGTATTCCAGATCAAATTTTGGACAAAGCCGTGGTCATAGAATCTGTGAGTTTTTTTGATATCACAGATCCTAAATTTGCGTGGGCTGGCATCTATGAGCCTGTATATCCCGAACCATGGGCAACCCAACAACGCAATCAAGGTGTTGTACTAGAGCAACAGCTTAGTCTGAATACCTATTTGGGGTGGAATGGCAAGTGGACGCTGACATTTGGTGTACCTGTTTTCAGCTGGATACACCATGTGCAAAATCTGGGTTGGATTTATGATTGACTCAAAATGGCTATTATAATATACTAATATTATGATAAAAATCCAGCAAAAACCACGTCGAACCCGGGCACACATGGTGTTGTTTATTCGCAACACTCCATTCCGCCCCCAGCGTGTGGAGCCCAAAAACCTATATCGTCGCCAAGAAAAACACAAGAATCGTGTGGATTTTGGTTGACCCAAAACGGCATTTCGGTTATAATAGTAGTATATTAACAATAAGGAGTAGATATGACAACAGTTCAATTTGCAGGTTTTAGTCGTTTGAATGGTGAGTTAAAATTCCGTACTGCCAACGACGTCAAACGTATCGATCAGTTGCGTAAACTGGGCGACACTGATGTGGTTATCCTTGCATTGCCTACAGAAATGACCAAGAATGATGCTGCTCGGTTTGTGCTCACTAACTTGGCTGTCAGTTATCCAGATTTCAATAATGTTGAAGCAACGGCTTTATTGGAAGGGTTGATACAAGATAAGAACCCGTCAGCCAAGCCACAAGCTCAAAAAAAGCCACGCAATCCGGTCAAAGTAACAGTACCAAACATGGCCAAGGTCAAGTTGACTGGTGCCACGGTCAAGTTTGAAAAACTCACAGCCAAACAGGCTGCTGAGATCCGTGCCGAATTCAACGAACAGGTGCGAGTCGCATTCGAAGCCAACTGACATGTACACAATCACAATCTTGCTGGATCTAGAATAGCTCATGCGAATAAATCTAATTGGACAACGCAACAGTTCGGGCATTGGCAATCATTTTGCAGCCTTTGCAGATGCCATACAGGCACTGGACACTGTGGGTAGCTGTGTGCAGGAACTGGATTTCCAGAATACCGATGCCATAGTGTCGGCAGCACGTGCCAGTACCGAACAGGATGTGACCATCAGCTTTGTGGGCATGAACATACACGATCTGTTCCGAGGCACCCGGATACAGTGGATAGTTTTTGAAAGCACTCGTATTCCAGTCGATGTGTTACGGTCGGCTGAACAGGCCGATCTGGTATGGGTACCTACCAAGTGGGGACGGGATGTCTTGATCGCCAACGGCATCGACAGTGACAAGATAGACATAGTGCCCGAAGGTGTCAATCATACCTTGTTCCATCCCCACGCTAGATCCCAGCAACCGCGTCCTTTTAGATTCCTGATCGTGGGCAAGTATGAAGTACGCAAGAGCTATGCCGAGCTGTTTGAAGCGTTTGGTCGCACATTTGGCAATGATCCGGGCGTGGAACTGGTCATGAAAAGCGACTACTTCCGCAACGGTGATGCCAAGGCCCAGCAGATGATTGCTGCGATCAAGAGTTACGGATTTGACAACTGGCGACTCAACTGGGGTTATGCGGATCTCACAAGCATAGCCGAAATGTATCGCACCGCAGATGTGTTCTTGAGCGCACCCAGAGGCGAAGCCTGGGGCTTGCCCATCATAGAAGCAGCTGCCAGTGGCTTGCCCATTATCAGCACCATGTACTCGGGTCATGCTGAATTTCTCAAACCCATACGCACCAGTGTGCTGGACGTGGCCTGGAATCTGCGTCCTGTGGACTGTGACGAATACAAAAGTTACTATCCATTTCCGGATGGCGACTGGGGACAATGGGCGGTGCCTAGGATAGCCAGCATCCAACAGGCCTTGCAAACGGCACGTGACAATCATGCAGACTTGAGCGCAAAGGCACGGGCCAACAGCACAATCATACGGTCTCGATTTACCTGGTCAGCCAGCGCCGATCAAGCAGTGGCCAGCCTAGAACTGCGAGGACTGATCTAGTGTACACTTATCATGCCCAAAACACCTGTGTGCCCAGATCAGATCTCAGAGCCCGGTTGTTCATGATCGGTCATGTTGACTTGTACGATTTGGTCAATCACAATCCTGATCTCAGAATGGTACCCATACAATATCTGGAACCCATGAGATCTGCTCTCAAGCAGTTGGGTTATCGAGCCCGGATCCGCTACCGAGGACCGCACAAACAGCAACAAGACACGCACAAACATCTTGCCAGAGCTTTTACCGTTTACTTTAAGGAACCGTTGACATGTATGCTTTGATTTTCCTAGCTGTCACAGCCGGCACTAGTCCGGCCATTTTGGGCACCTATCACACACAAAACGCCTGTCAGCGAGTTCTGCGTGCAGTTTGGCAAGCCAGAATGTTTCCGCCCGGTGTTGCAAACACGCCACAGACACAGCAAGCGGTTGACATAAAATTGCAATATCAGAGAGATTTCCTGTGCATTCCTGTTGATCCAGATTGACCAAACGGTTGACCCAAAATGACAGATCGGTTATAATAGTAGTATAGTAAACAACAAGGAGCATTAAATGACTGAATTCGAACGTAATTGTTATGGTATCTCAGAAGCACAAATCCGCAGAGATTATTTACAAGGCATCAGTGCCAAACTCAGCGGTCTTGAAATGACAGCCATGGGTGTTTTGAGTGATGCTCAAGAAATGTTGACAGGTGGCGCCAGCAAAGATGCTGTGCGTAAACAGATCAACATTGCCAAGTTTATCCTGTGTGAGATACTTGAATCCAAACAAACAGCCTAAGAACCACTATGGGTTATGTAGTCTACGAAAAAGAATATGGTGGTGCCCAACACTACTACAAAAAAGAGTCTGTAGCGAAAGCCCAGGTCACTAGACTGAACAAACAGCTCTATGCCGGGTATGGTAGAGAAGTAGCTTACTGTAGTTGGGCCGATTATGAACTCATGTTGCAAGGTATGGATCCAGCCCAGATTAGATTTTATAGATTTGTCTCGCACCCCCTAAACACCTAAGGAGCAGATATGTACAAAAGTGACGTTACCGAATATGACACCCGACATGGTGGACCTTGGGACCGTGGAAGTGCAGATTCCTGGTACGATAGACCGTTTGATCCGCACTACTATCAGGCCGGTACTGGTGTCAGCGAACGAGTAGAATTGGCCGACATGACCGCAGAAGAGATTGTTGCATACTCGGCCGGTTACAACTGGAATGAAACCCACGGTAGCAAAAAGGATTGGGCGTAATGAAGATACTTGAAGAAATCACAGTATGGGATCAAGAATATGATGTACCCAATCATGTGTACTTTGTGAACGACAGCAAGGACAAGATGTTTGCTTATGTGGCATCGGGCTCGGTCCGGGTGCAAGAGTTCAAGCAACCCATCCGATTCAGCACCAGCCGTCGCAAGTTCAAGGAAGTTGAAAATCGTTGGAACTTTATGCTTGAGGAAGAGAAACCAGTAGAGTCCACGGGCAAAGAGTATCGTGTGCCCGGATCACAAGGTGCTGTTTATACTGTGACTGACGATCGGGGTAGCTGGACCTGCACCTGCCCAGTTGCGAAATGGCAACGGAGAGAGTGCAAACATATCGTTCAATTAAAAGCCGTATCGACCCTTTAAGGAATTGTAGTCTTGTTGTATTTGGTCTGCTGTTAGGGCACGACCATACACGGCTACAACGGGAATGTCACCATACCAGTAGTTGTCGCCATAGGCCACATTTTCGTTGCCATTGCTGACCCATTGACTAAATGCTATTGAGTTGGTTCCTACAGGTTGACCGTTAAGGTAATAAGTTACCAAACCACCGGTAGTCTGTGTAACTGCGGCAACGAACCATTGATTGGTAGTGATAGACAAGTTGTTGCTGAATCCACCACCGCCTCCAGCACTCCAATGTATTTGATAAACACCTGCGCTAGGACTGTAAATATAGGTATTAAAGTTTCTAGTTCCTGCGGCTGTGCCAAACATACAGCGGAAAGTGCTGGCGGTAATAGCAGTTAGTCTGGCCACAATGAATACAGTTTTACCTGTGTAGGTTTGATTGTATTTGGCTGTGGGCGTTCCAGCATATTGAGTGCCAGCACCATTGAAAGAGAAGTAGCTGTTTGCACCACTGCTGACGAATGTAGGACTGCCTACCAAGGTAGCATTGTTGGTATTGGTAGACAAGTCAGTCCAAGTAGTTCCCGAACCAGAATAACTAGCGGCCTGCCCAGCATCTAGATATAGCAAGGCACCGTTGCTATTAAACGATGAGTCATAAACCGTAAATCCTTGTATGTTGGTGCCTTGAATAATTGTTGTCATACCCCAAACCGTCCCTTCAACCCATAGTAGTTTTGTTGAATTTGTTCTAAGGTAAGTTTAGTATTATACAACTCTAAATTGGCCACATAGCCCCAGGGTTGATCTGCGGAACCTTGTATGTTGCCCCAGGCATAGTGATACTGCCCTGATACCGATTTAAATACCGGTTGACCAACCAGTTGACCATTGATGTAGAATACTTGTCCTGCGGCATCGCCTATTGTGGCAAACTGTGCCCAAACATCACCATAGGCTGACATGTTGTAGGTTGAGCTGTTGAACCCGGTGAGTGTGGCGTTGTCCCACATGCCCAAGATATTGGTCCCGGTGTTGACAATAATAGCATGTCCACCGTTGGGTCGGCTGCCGTTGGCTTGATAACCTCTTAAAAGAGTTCTGTAACCAGTTGTGGTGGATCTTACACGCACCCAACTGATGTAGGTAAATGCTGTGGGTATCTGTATGTCGACTGAATTGGCGGTAATAACTTGTCCAGTAGCAGAGCAGTTGAAACATTTAACACCACTCAACACAGTGTAGAGGTTGCTGTTGCTGAGAGTATGAGTGTAGCCATTGCCCGACAGGTCATTGAGCGTGGTGCCTGTGCCTGAATAACTTGAACTATTGTTAGCATCAAGATACAGCACTAAACCAGTGGGCATGACCCCACCATCTACAACTCTTGTTCCTCGGAGTGTTACGCCTTGAACAATCATATTAACCTAGGAACGCCACTGACCAGTTGTCGTTGCCATCAAAAATAAGTGAACCAACAGTTACTTTAAGTGTAAGTGTGTCTCCTGCCGCCAGTTTTGATACCGTGCCAACACCAAAATGATTAATACTAGGGTTGGCACCTGATTCCCACATGACTTGATTTACATTACCTGACCCATAGTTTTTGATAACAATGGCCTGTGCGCTTGGTGAAGTATTATTTGCCACACGGCAAACAAGATTTAATTGATATAGACCAGCCACGGGTGCGGTAAACACCCCTGTTGACGAATTCAAGTAACCGCCTTGATTGTAATCCACTGCCCAGTTGTTGCCGTTTAGAATGCCTGTGCCGTTGGTTGTAGTGCTCCAGATTGATGAACTATTGCCATACACACGGAATGCTGGCAAGTTTGGAATTTTGACGCCGCCCGAGCCAGATACAGTAACATTGCCGGCAACACTTACTGTATTGCCAAACTGTGCCGGAGTACTTGCTGTAACAATCAACTGTCCGGTGCCGTTTGGATCAACGGTAATATTACCATTTGTGACGCTGGTCATTGTGGTGTTGGCACTGAACACCAAATCCCCGTTTGTGGGCAGGGTTACGTTGCCGGTGTTGTCAAAAGTCCAAGTATATGATCCAGCAACTATGCCTACGTTGGCCTGTGCTCCAACCACGTTGCCAGCAATTGAAATGTTTCCAATTAGGTTACCGGCTGTAATATTACCACTAGTAGAAATAGTATTGCTACCGTATGCAGCCAAGAAAGTAGCCACGTTTGAGTTGCCGTATGTTGCTGGTAGGCCAGTTAACTGACTACCGTTACCAAAGATATAAGCACCTGTGATATTGCCGGCAGAACTGATTACGGATTGTGAGTTGGCCAATAGAATATCGCCACCAGTTGGAACGGTCAAGTTACCAGTGTTGTCAAAGGTCCAGGTATAGCTACCGGCTACTAGTTGAACATTTGGACTTGTTCCTGTTACGTTACCTGTGATGCTAATATTACCAATCAAGTTACCGGCTGTAATATTACCACTAGTAGAAATAGTATTGCTACCGTATGCGGCCAAGAAAGTAGCCACGTTTGCGTTGCCATAGCTTGCGGCAATACCGGTCAGTTGCGATCCGTTACCCAGTATGTAATTGCCTGAAACGTTGCCAGTGGTAGAAACCACCGTGTTACTAATTACATTGTTAGCCTTGATGTTTATGTACGAACTTAGATCAGCCATTTGTTTTCCTCGTTACCCTGCGTTGTATGTGCGCCATGTTGAGCCATTATAGAACAGGCCAAAGCTCTGGTTGTTTGTGCTGACTGTCATGTTACCGGTTGCACCCATTATGGTGCGACCATTTGGATTGACAACCAAGTTGTTTGTGGCAAAGGCGCCGCCTGCATCGGCAAAGAATATGGCACCACCGGTTGCTGGGCTGGCCGGTAGTGTGGCTGTGACCGAGTTGCTCACAGTGTTGACTCCGTATCTATTGCCGGTTGTGGCTGCAAAATTGTTGCTTTGTATAGTAAATGCGGCTTCACCGGCACTGGCCTGTATGCCAGTCAACTGACTACCGTTACCCAAGATATAGTTACCGGTGATGTTTCCAACTGCACTGATACCAGTCTTGGAAAATTCTGCCACAATATTGGCTGTGTTGCTACCATCGGCTATGATCCGCACCACACCGTTGGCTTCGTTGGTACCAATCACCAAGTTACCGGTCTGACCATTTCCGGTGCCTTGTACATACATATAGCCATCATTGGAGTTTAACGAACTGCCAAGACTGTTGTATGATCCAGGAACATAGCTGCCACCTGCAATACCCATGTCAATAAAGTGAATGGTGTCTGACCCGTTGTCGGCTGTGGCAATATAGTCCGTGGTTGACGCGATCCCAGGATCGATATTTTGGAAATTGATCTGGCTGTAACTGTTGGCATTGCCAGAAAACTGTGCGACCACGTTGCTTGGCAAATGTGTGAACAATTGGATACCAGCATACAAAGCATTGTCGCCGCTCTGGGCATTACCAGTCAATGAAGCCACACCAGTCAGGAATCCGCTGGCTGTTATATTGCCTGCGGCCGACACATTGCCAGGCAAAGTGGTATTACCATCAAATCCAAAGATCCAGTTGCTACCATCTACTTCGAGTCCGGTCCCCACAGTGCCAAATGCTGTGCTGAACCGATAGCTCTGTCCGGCCTGGAAGACTCCACCAGTAATAACAATGGTGCTGGTTCCTTGATCTTGCGAAGCCACCGTAGCATTGACTACACCGGGTCCGTTGACCTTGTAACCAACCAGGTTGATGTTGTAGTTGAGATACGGGAAAGTGCCAGTAGAACTGTTGACTCCGGATGTGTTTGTGTCGGTTTGTGTGATAGCGGCATCACCAAAGTTCGAACTGTTTGGCAGTGTCAAGTTACCGCTGGTGCCAAAAGTCCAGGTCGGTCCGTTAGTGTTGATCACGATGTTACCGCTTGGAGATGTCACATTGGCCCAGCTGAATCCGTTTATGATGTAGCTGGAATTGCCACCGCTACCGCCTCCTGGTCCAGCTACAGCCAAGAATCTGATCTGTACCACGTCACCATTGTAAGGCGCTGTGCTAAAGGTTATACTGTTGCCGGCAACATCATAGTCAACGTCGGGAGTTTGTGTAATACCGTTTATGGTCACCAACACAGTATTGGCCGTGGCCGATTGCAACAAAGTAAATGTGTTGGCAACATTGTTGCCTTCTACAGTTTGATTGATTATGCTGGTAGGTGGAATGATACCAGTCAAGTAATAGCCGTTACCATAGTAATATCCAGCAGAGATGTTGCCGGTGGTGCTAATGGTGTTGGAGCCGAAATCAGACAAGAAAGCAGCCACATCTGAATTGCCATAGTTTCCGCCCAAGGACACCTGTGTACCGTTGGCATAATACACATCAAAAGTGTTGCCTGATAGATTCAAGTTGCCGGCCAATGACAAATTACCATCAGTGCCAAAACTCCATTCATTACCGGCGATACCAATGACCAAATTGCCATCGGTTGTGGCTATGTTGGCATAGCTGTTGCCGTTGAAAATCTTGTTTGAACTGGCATTGATACCGGTCAACTGTGATCCATTACCAAAATAGTAATTGGCGGCAACATTGCCGGTCACATTGACCACCCCGGTGCCGTTGGCAGTGAGAGTGACATTGCCGTTGGCCAATGTGCTTGTGATGGTATTGCCGTTGATTTTTAAATTGCCAATGACAGTATTGCCCGGCAGGTTGGTGACACCTTTGAGTCCAATGTATCTGTAGCCCGAGACATAAATCACATTACCTGAGGTAAGACTAGCCGGTATGGTATTGCCAATAAAGTTTAACAGTCCGGCTTGGTTGTCAAAAAAGTATTCACCAGTGCCGCCGGATCCAGCAGCAAACAATTGAGTACCAGTGGACTGTATATTGGCCGCACCAGGTGGCCCGGCATAGACCTTGACCAACCAGGTGCTTCCAAATTCAGACGGAATCCAATCGGTCAATCCGGTCAACCAGGTAGGATTCACTCCACCAATCAGGCCCACTGTAGGGTCGGCTGTACACTGTACACTGCTTCCGCCCAGATAACTTTGTGTGATACCACTCACAGTCTGAGCTGTAGCTGGAATTTGATCACTCTGTGTCCATACTATGTCACCGGCCAACAAGGGTGGGCTGGCTATGCTTTCGTTGCTGGGTGCCTTGGGCGGATTGGTGTCGGTCTTGGCCACACCAAATAATTTTTTAACTAATAGATCAATGTATTGTGCTTGTGATATTGCCATATTATGGAGCCGCCTGTATATTTAATGCAGTTACTGACTGCCCAGATGTGAGTAAGATCCTTACATAAATTTCGTTGTTGGTAGCACTGCTGCTACTGACTGTACCAAAGGTACAAGTATATATTTTGCTCACGTTGCTTTGAGCTGTATTGGGCACAACTGCTCCGCCCGACGCACAACCATTTGAACCATTGCCACCGGCTCCTATGTTGGCACCCGGAACACCTGCTCCGGCATAGTTCTGTGTCATGTCCAACCATCCGTTTAGTGTGCTGGTGCTGTCAATTTGGCTACCTGGCAGGGCCACCCACATGCCGGCCACTGTGCCCAGATATCTGATGGCAAACTGGCTGACCGGTGTCCGGGTGAACTTGAATGTAAAGTATTGGTTGGCCCCTTGGCTGCTGAGATTTGGACCTGCTGGCAAATATCCTGACGAATAGTTGGTGGTGTCATATTTGAGCACACCGGCCGAACCTGATCCAACTACCACAGCATCATAGGTCTGTAATGGGCCTGTTTGGCTGTTGAACTGTGCTTCGCTACCGGTATAGGTCGGAGTGTTCGTGCTTCCAGGGTTTACAATACGATAGCCCACTGCCGAACCTGAGCCGGTAGTATTGGCCGCGATCACGATGTTGCCTTCGTCAATGGCTGTGACATTGCCGGTCTTGTACAGTACTGTACCGCTTGGTGTAAATGTATTGGTCGTAGCGTTGTAACTGTTGGTCACTGTGACAGTAGGTCCTGAAGCACTGCTACCAAATCCGGAAATTATGGCCGCTGTGGTGTTGGCAGTGGCGTTACCAGAACTGACCAGATAATTTTGTGACAGCGGTGTGGTTATGTTGGCAGCCGCATAAGTGACCGTGGCCGGAGCCGCAAACGCACCGCCGGCTGTGGTAGCACTGGTAAGATTGTTGCTGTCCGGATACATGTTGGCACTGAGACGATTGACCTGAAATCCAATGTTGAAGTTGGTACCGTTGTTGTAGTGTGGTATAGTGCTAGAATAGGTCAGGCTAGGGCTAGCACAGGCCACAAACGTGGTCGAACTGAACTGTGGTGCTGCCGCAGTACTTGCGTCATAGTACCAGTAAGGCGTATTGGTATTGCCGGCCACATTGTCGCTCAAATAAACTTCGTTCCAGCCCGATGGAGCACCGTTGCCGCTGATGGCCGAACTAAACACATACCAGAAACCGGCCGTGATTGATGAATTGGCAGAATGATAATCGTAATTGTTGGTGACTACCAGATTTCCTCCGTAAGTGCCATTGGCACTTGGCGAAGCACTGGTGTAAAATGAAGCATTGCCTACCGCGGCTCCGTTGCGATACGCAGTGAGCGTGCCCGAATCACCAGGGCCAGTATTGCCGATGGTGTTGGTTGTGTAAATGGAATTTCTTACAGCAGACACAGTGGTTCCGGCCGATACAGCCTTGTTGCCGGTGGCGGTGTTGTCGGGTTGAGTAAATCCTGAACACATGCGAGCCGGTGTGGTTGACATGGTCAAGGTCAAGCTATTTCCACCTGGGAAGTTGGGTGGTGATGCTGGTACCAGTTTGCCCAACACATAGTTCAATTCGGCTATGCCATTGGTGACACTGGTGTCGGTTGTCAAAGTGACAGCGTTGCTGACCAAGTTGCCGGCTGTGGGTGTGCCCATCTGTATGCCGGTGGCTCCACCATTGGTGTTGGCCAATATAACCAAGCCTGTACCAGGCGGTTGCAAATAGATGTTGGCATTGGCCACGTTGCTGCTGATTGTAGTGTTGCTGAAAGTGATATTGCCAGTGTTGCCGCTGACAATACCGGTCAACTGACTGCCGTTACCTAAAATATAGTTGCCTGATATGTTGCCTACTGCACTCACAAACGAAACATTGCTGATTGAAAAGCCTTGACCATCAAGATTGGCTGTCAAGTTGCCATCAAAATAACCGGTAGTACCCTGGATGCCTTGCACGCCGGTAGTGCCCTGTACTCCTTGGATACCTGTGGCGCCTTGTACGCCTTGTGTGCCTTGAGCTCCATCCACGCCTTGTATGCCTTGAGCACCTGTGGCACCTTGAGCACCTGTGGTTCCTTGAGCACCATCATTACCGGTAGTGCCTTGAGCACCTGTGGTTCCTTGAGTACCAGTAGCGCCTTGTAGTCCAGTGGTTCCTTGTGCACCTGTGGCGCCCTGTGTGCCTGTTGTGCCCTGAGGTCCTTGTATTTGTCCGACATTGGTCCAGAGACCTCCTTCGTAGACCCATAAATTTCCAGTGTCTCGTGCTATGACTCCATCGCCGGCTACTGCACCTGGGAATGCCGCATTCAATGTGGCCTGTGGATCAACTCCTACTGTAGGCACACTGCCGATAATAGCAACACTGGTACCATTGGTACCTTGGACACCTTGTGTACCGGTAGTGCCCTGTGCACCTGTGGTTCCTTGAGCTCCTGTAGTGCCTTGTATGCCCTGTGCTCCATCAACTCCTTGAATACCTGTCGTGCCTTGTGCTCCATCGTTCCCGGTAACACCCTGGATGCCTTGCGTGCCGGTAGCGCCTTGTACGCCTTGAATGCCGGTAGCGCCTTGCACGCCGTCAACTCCCTGTGCACCGGTAGCACCTTGTATGCCTTGTGTGCCTGTGGTGCCTTGAGCTCCGTTGTTGCCAGTGGCACCTTGAGACCCGTCTACACCCTGGATGCCGGTGGTGCCTTGTATGCCTGTTGTGCCTTGTGTGCCAGTAGCACCTTGGATTCCGCTGTTGTATGGTGATCCGTTAGCATAGTTGATTGATACTTCTGAGTTTCCAGGCAGTACCAAATTGCCTGCCGAATTAAACACCCAACTGTGGCTGTTGATATTGATTTCTAAATTGCTATTTGGGTCAGCTATGTTGGCATAACTGGCGCCATTGAAAATCTTGTTTGAACTGGCGTTGATTCCGGTCAACTGACTGCCGTTACCGAGCAGATACAAAGCAGAAATATTGCCAGTGGCACTGATATTGGCCGAGCTGTTTATATCTCCGGGTGCAGTCAAATTACCACTAGTATCAAAATTCCAAACAGCAGAATTTCCTGCGTTTACATACACATTGCCATTGGCTACCGGTATTGATACATTACTGGCACCATTGCTGATCGAGTTAGTGTTTACATTTAGTCCAGTCAATAGACTGCCATTACCTATGAAGTAATCACCGGTGACATTGCCCACAGCACTGATGTATCCGCCAGCTTGGATATTACCAGAAACGCTGATATTGTTGACACTGATGTTGCCGCCTTTGTAGTCGATATACTGAGCATAAACAGTGGCCCAGCGTCGAGTGGGACTGCCCAGATTACGAACATTGGAGATATCGGGCAAGATGTTCACGTTGCTGACCACATTGCCGATACCATTGGGTGCCAGCACCAGATTGCCATTGGTATTCAAGGTGCGAATGGTATTGTCGGCTATCTGAATGTTTGAACCAACCGGACCGGCTGCGTAGATCTGATCAAAGTTGTGATTGACCTTGGTAAAGGCCACGTCCAAGGGATCGCCAGGCGGCACTGTGTTGATGATATACTGCCCGGCACTGTCAAACGTCACGGTCATCGTGCCCGAACCGTTGGCCAGGGGATAAATGGCTCCACCCGGCAAGCTGGTGATCTGTATCTGGTTGCTGCTGATGGTATTGCCGATATAGTAGGTAGCGTTGGCCGTGATGTTTCCAAATGTGTTACCAGTAAAAACTATGGGCAGGCCCACCACCATGTTGGCGATATTGGCCATGACCACGCTGTTGGTGTTGGCGTAGGTGTTTGAAGCGGTTGTAGAATACGAACTCATTGGGTTCCTTGTTAGCCTTTTTAGTTATTTATGGCTAACTTGTAATCCAAAACAGTTGTTTTGTCACACACAATTTGCTATACTAGTATCATGCTGTGGACACACAGCTTTTTAGAGAAAGGCATCAAATGAAACATTTCAATCCTGAAACAAAGACTTTCAAGGTCTTACAAGCACTACAAAGTGGCAAGGCGTTGACAGCTAGCCAGGCTGGTAAAATGGGTGTAAAAAACTTGTCAGCCGAAGTAAGCCGTATTAGAAGCAACGGTTTTGCCATTTACACAAACAGCCGCGTTGCTGGCAATGGTGTCAAGGTAACTGAATACGTACTTGGCAAACCCTCGAGAAAATTAGTGGCTTTAGGTTACAAAGCACAGGCTTTGGGAATCACCTTAGACTAAGTCTTATCCTAATACCCCGTTCGGTGGTATTCCAAAAAGCCCGGTTTCGCCGGGCTTTTTTCTTTGCGGTTGACCAAAAAATGCCCTTTTGCTATAATATATGTATAGTTAAATAAAGGATAAACATGCCAAATTATTGCTCAAATTCCGTTGTATTAAGACACGAAGATCCTGCCCAAATTGCCCGGGCTGTAGGAGCATTCAAGCGTGGTGAACTTTTGGCCGAACTGGTGCCAAATCCTGCCGGTGCTTGGGACTACGATTGGTCGGTTGCAAATTGGGGTGTCAAATGGGACGTGGACGGTGATATTGATCCAGTGGTTGCCGACGACGGACTATCAGCCCAGTTCGCCTTTAGTTCGGCCTGGAGTCCGCCGATCACGGCCTATGAACACATGACTGAACAGGGATTTAGAATAGACGCCATGTACTACGAATCTGGCATGGCATTTGCCGGAACATGGGACAGTGAATTTGGTGAGGATCACTACGATTTATCCGGAATGGATTCTGGTGATGTGGCCCAGCAGTTGCCCCAGGATTTAGACGAAACATTTGGCATCAGTGCAACCATGGCCGAATACGAAGATGAAGAACCCTTGACCGAATGGTATAAAGATGGTGTTGAACAATGCAAGCTAGATCCGCATGATGAAATGCCACATGAGTTTGCCACGCCAGGACAGTTTGTCTTCGAAGAAGGATTAAAAAATGAATGATTTTGTAAGAGAATTTGGTGGGTTTCTGGTACAGGCCGTGATATCATACGCCCTGATACGGTTGTTGTTGATCTTGATAAGTGTCCGTATCGTACGGGTCTCGGTCGATGTGCCGGCCCGGGCAATACCAATCACGGTCGAAGCCATAGGTGATCAGTTCTACTGCTACGACAAGAACAAAAACTCGTTCCTGGCACAAGGACGTGATCGCGACGAGATAGTGGAGTTGCTGACAAAACAGTATCCCAATCATACCATCTATGTGGATGGTGGAGATCCGGCAGATATAAAAAGATTTTTGGAGAACAAATGAAAATAGCACTGGCCAGTGATCTACATTTAGAATTTGGACCGATCACGCTTGACAACAACGAGCATGCCGATGTACTGATCCTGGCTGGAGATATCTGTGTGGCCCATCATTTTGTGGATGGCAAGCCCACTTATCAACAGCGCATGGCCAAAGAGTATCGGGCATTTTTCCAACATGTGTGTGAACAATTTCCGCATGTGGTCTACATCATGGGCAATCACGAGCACTATTCGGGTGATGTGGCCCATACTCTGCGCATCTTGCGCGAGAACCTGGTTTATGCTAATCTGCACATACTGGAAAAAGAAACCTGGTGCCATCAGGATTGGACCTTTGTTGGTGGCACGCTGTGGACTGACATGAACCGAGAAGATCCACTGACCCTGTTGCATACCAGAGACAGCATGAACGACTTCCGAGAAGTCAAAAACAGCAATAGATATGTGAGTCGTCGGGTCCCTGTCTATGAAAAGAATCCAGACTGGACCGAAGATGGCCGCATGGGTGAGAAATATCAGCTGGACGACGCAGGCGCCATGGTCCGTGTGGGCTACAAGCACAAGGAAGAGCCTGCTCGTTGGAGCCCAGAAGATTCGGTACAGGATCATCAACGCATGCTGGATTACATAAAACTGGTGACGCAGAATCCGGGTCGATACATCGTGGTCGGGCATCATGCGCCCAGCGGTGCCAGCGTGGCTGATCGCTACCGGCGAGATCGTCTGATGAATGGTGCATTCCGTAGCGAGCTGGGCGAGTTCATACAGGATCGGCCCCAGATACGACTATGGTTGCACGGACACATGCACAACAATTCCGATTACTGTATTGGCGAAACACAGATCGTATGCAATCCCAGAGGTTATGTGGGGCACGAAGATTCGGCCAACTGGTTCAAACTACAATATATAGAGGTATAGCATGATCAATTGGTTGCGTCACAGTGGTATCACTGTTATAATAATTGCAAATCCCATGCAGTGGAGTTGGCGTCCATATGCGCGAGATTTTGACGTCAACGAATGGCGTGGACCCAACGAGCGTGCATGGGTTGCTGCATGGTTGTTTTTACGGATCAATCTGTTTGTGGATGACGGGAGCTGGTAAATGGGCATGTATGACAATTTACAGTATCTGGGGCACGAGTATCAGACCAAGGATACTCCAGCACAGCGTCTGGACCTGTACAAGATTGAGATAAATCAGGACAACGGGCATTGGTATCTTTGGCACCAAGAATATGATGCAAAATGGGTGGATGATCCCATGGGGTTGTCCTGTGGATACCTGGACCAGAAAAACAAGAGATGGAGATTGTGTCAGGATTTTGATGGCCTGATCAGATTCTATCGCGAAGACGATGAGCGAGGTGGGTACAAATCTGATGCCTGGATCGAGTACCAAGCCTTGTTCATGAATGGACAGATGCTCAAGCTGACACAGACACAAGGCGAGCCGCTGACACAGTGGTTGCTGGGTGGTATAAAACAAAAGGAAAAAACAAAATGAAGATTTACATGAACGGGTATCCTGACCACTGGTTGAGTCCGCATACAATTATTGATCATGCTTTTTTCTGGACAGCATGGTCCAAGTGTAGTCGTGATCCAGGCATCGTCGAAGATGCGGATTTCGTTGACAGACCTGCATGGGCGGACAAATGGGCTGACCGTTTGGATCCTATCTGTCGGGTTATCAAACGTGTTCGCCAAGTGATCCATCCTGAAATTCGTTATGTAAAGATTGACAGATACGATACATGGTCGATGGACCATACTTTAGCTCATATCATACACCCCATGTTGATCCAGCTCAAAAACACCAAACACGGTGCTCCATTCACCGATGATGAAGATGTACCCGAAGAATTGAGCAGTTGGAAGGCAGAACCAAAAGAGAATGAATGGGATACCGATTCTAACCATTTCAAGCGTTGGGACTGGATCCTGGATCAAATGATCTGGTCTTTTGCTCAGGAACTTGAAGATGATGATGTAAGTCAGTTTTACGATCATTCAGAAAGTTTTGAGCAAGGTGGTGATTTTAACGAACGTTTGAAAAATATAAAAGTAGACCGAGAAGGGCTCAAAGCACACCAGGATCGCAAGGCCAACGGATTTAGACTGTTTGGCAAGTATTATCAGAATCTGTGGGATTGATGAGCAATCAGGCCGACGGACGCAACAGCCGTGACATGATCAACGGCAATGTGTTGGTTGAATTTATCAACCGAAACGTGACTGCTTACCCAACCGAGGTCAGCGGTCCGTCATTTGATCTGGTTCCTGTGGCTCAGCAGAAGGACATCATGATCAATGTGGCCAGAATGCACGCCCGACAGGAATACAATCGCATCATGGAACTGGTGGCTGTGCTACAGCGACAGGCCACCGAAGTGTACAAAAGATTGGACATAACTGATCTGGTACATGCCGCACACTACGAGTTCCAGATCTATCATGGTCAGTGCTACTGGCTGGCACGAGATCTTGCGCACGGTGGTACCTTGCTGACTCAGACCGGTCCAGACGAATGGACCACGTCCAAACCTGCCAATTGGGAATATGTGTGTAGAGTAAAATGGCTGGGTGACTACACCTGGATTGAAGTTGACACCAATGGCGAAAGTGTGTTAAAATAACTTATGACCGGACACAATACATTTGAACAGCTGGTGGCATTTGCAGACCCTGTTTCGGGCACGACACGCCCACCCATCACTCGGTCCCAATACGATGAATGGAAACGACAGTTTTCGTTTGATGCCTTGGCTGGTTTGCGGTACGGACAGAGTTTTTGCAACAGATTTGGTATAACCGATAACATCCTGTATTATACCATGCATGTGCCGGCCGATTGCGATCGATATATAGAAACGCGGTACCTAGAAAAATGATAGATTCTGCCACGTTATATTTTGCTTACGGAGCCAACATGGATGTGGATGCCATGTCATGGCGTTGTCCAGATGCACGGCCCAGAGGTGTGTTCCTGCTGAACAATTGGCAACTGAACTTCTACTGCCATGCCACCATACAACCATGCAAGGGTTCGGCCGTGGCCGGAGTGCTGTGGGCTCTCACACCCGACTGTGAAGCCCGGCTGGATCGATTTGAAGGTTATCCTGACTATTATACCAAGCGCACCTGGCATCAGGACGGACAATGGATCATGTTCTACGAAATGACTGATCCCAAAACTGGTCGACCCAGTACCGGCTATGTCGACAACATAGCTCAAAGCTATCGCAACTGGCGCTTGCCCATGGATCGATTACAGGTGGCCTTGCATGACCTTGCTTGACCCAGTCCACATGATCGGCGACGCCGATGGCTTTGCTCATGCACAGGAAATAGTCAAACCCCGTGGTCAACTTGAAATCATACTGGAATGGGCCAAACAGAATCTGGAAAAAGAATGGCGTTGGCAGTTGATCGAAACCAGCAGCAACCATCGCCCTGGCCGATATATTTTCTATTTTGATTCAGAACGCGACTATTTGGCATTTGTGCTCAAATGGAGTTGACCTCAAATGCCAGATAGCTTATAATATACATATATTAAGGAATCGTTATGTCAGACAACGAAATTGAATTATTGGGTCAACGCATAGAAACAGCACATCGCCAGTTGCAACAGGGTGCCACTGAGTGGGCCAGAAACTACTGGAGCCAAGTGATCGATCAGCTGACACGTCAATGGCGTGCCAGTTCGGCCAACAATCAAGGCCAGGCCTTGGGCCCCGGCAACAACAGATGGACCATAGATCGAGATTTTATAGATACATGTTCGGGACTGGAACCCGACCCGATCAGCAGATCACTGAAACGCATCATGTCCGCAATTTCACAGTCAGGGTTGTCCGACAGCTGGGAACGTGCGCGAAATAGACAACTGACCGGAGGTGGGTGATGCAACAAAAAATCATCAGACCGGGCAGTTATTGGGCCAGCGCAGACGGTAAAGAATTTGAAGTAAAACATGTACAGGACAACGTGGTCTGGTATCAGAATCGCGAAAATGTTTACTCGTGTTTGATCGAAGCATTCCAACATAGATTCACTGAAAGGACCAATCATGACCGAGGATAGACAGATGGTAGCACAGGCAGTACTGGATGGAGTGATCAGTGCCGATTACTTGACCGACAGCGAGTTGGAGGCTATCGAAATACGAGTACAGGAATTCTGCATGCAACGAGAAATGGATGCAGCAGAATCTCGAGGATTATCAGTGTTCGACGGGGTTGACGGCGACCCGGTCCACTAAACTCAATGGTGCCGGGTGATTCCGGCTAGTGTGATCCGCACGATAACTGGCCTAATCAGTCAGGGATGGTTCCCGACAAACCCTATCGGGCGCTGGCAATGCGTAACGGACGCCTCGAGAGCGGATGAGGTTTGGTTTTTATGGTCGCTGACTCTTATCAGAGAACCGACTACTTGTGGTCTTGCCGCAAGACCACAGAGAATGCAAACAATAGTACCGCCGGGCGTCGCAGAGCATGCATGTTGCAAATACGCAACACGATTGACACAAATAGATTGTTGTTATATACTGTAGTTCTTG